ATAGCTGTTGAATTTAGCTAGTGTGATGTTGTAATTAGTATCTAAGTTAAAACAATTATACCCTGTGTCTATTAGATTTTTCAATCTAGCGTATAGTCCTATATAGTTTTGACCTTTCACATCGTCTTGTAAAAAAGTAGTATCTTCATTCCAAGCAAAATTGCCTATACTACGTAAGTATGTTAATGTTGCTAAGTCCTTGTCATCATCTGTTTTCACCAGATTGTGTGTATTACAATCTGGACCATTTTCTGAGTGGAATATTAATAATTGTTCCATGGTATACCCTTTTGATTAATTAATTAATTATAAACTTACTAGAACTTCTACTCAACTACAGGTGCAGTAGTTACAAGCTATCCCACTCTGGGTTTGTAGAAGTTCTATAAGCTTATTTGTTGGGGCAAGTAATTGTTGCTTGCCGTACTACTTAATAACCGGGCTACATGTTTACCGGAACCTCTATGTTTATTTCTAATGTACGTCGTACTGTGTTAAACCTATCTTTGGCTTACCATGTACATGATAAGTTAATCCTAGTGCAATAGATGCTTTAGAGAAACCTGCAGATAGTATATCACATATAGCAGGAGCATTATCAGGCATTGCTTCTATATTAACAGCATCATGAATATTAGCGACATACCCAAAGTCTCTACCATGTATAAATCCTGCTGCAAGTAACTCTCTGTTAATTACTACTAGATAGTACTTCATAAAGATAGCACCTGCATGTTGTAATAAAAGATTGCCTGCAGAATGAGGTGAGCGAGCTTCTAGATGATGACCATATAAACCTTTTAGTTTATTAGCTTTAGCTAGCTTTTTAGTATTCTCTAGGAAGTCTTTAAGGCCTGCTGTTTTAGCTAAGAAGCTGTTAGCTGTTTGTGTCCCAAATATTGTTTGCAGGATTAATGTCTCAGTATATGGGATTAGTTTATCTTTAGCTATTGGAAATAGTTGTTTACCATCTATAGTAGTCAATCGTTTTTCAACACTTTTCTTTGCAGTATCATACTCAGCTTGTGTATAAACTAAGTTGTTAGCAGTTGTATTTGTCCATAGTCCCCAACCTATTCTAGTATTACCAGACCCATACAAATATCCATAAATAAACGTCTTCGCTAGATCTCGAGTTGGTAAGCCAGTTGCTCGCTGATTGATTGAGTGAATATCAGTTGGTGGTGACGCATCTTTATCCCCTGAATCAACTGATTGTGCATAGAAATAGTTATCATATGGCCCTAAATAATGACCAAGCATAACTAACTCAAGTGCATCCGCATCTACATCAATTAATACTTTTCCGGGTGCAGCTCGCATTAACTCACGAAATTCCTTTGATTTAGGTATCTGTGTAATATTTGGGGAGGAATGACTCATACGGCCTGTATTAGTTCCGAGTGTGTCAACATTTCCTCTAAAACGATTATCAGATGGAAGAAGTTTTAATAATGAATTATCCCCTTCTGATAATTGACCAAGGTCTTTCACTACTTTCAGGTAACGTTTAAGATCATCAGCATCACTAAGTTGCATCTCTGCTAATGTATCTGCATCAACCTTTGGACTACCGTTAGCTGTAAAGATAGTAGGTTCCCAATTATAATACTTCTTCATCCAACGTACTATTTTCTGCCGTGAACCAGGTTCAAATGCTACGTACTTAAGCGGACAATACTCACCTTCGAAGTACTGGTATACAAAACGCAGTGGGAATACTGACCATTTGATTGGTTTAGATGGTAGTTTGATTTTACCATTCTTGTAGTAAGTGTACTGATATAGCGGGCTAGGTTGCTGTAAGTTAAGATACCACATTTATTTATTTATCTCACGTATAGTATTTAATGCTTTAGTTCGTAAACAATGTTCAGGATGTGAAATATCTTGCATAGTTTTAGCGGATTCATTTTTGTTATAACTTGTTCTACTTCCACATAATGGGCAAAGTGAATAATAAGGCCCATTACTATCATCATCTTCTAATGGTTTGAATGTTTCGTCAAACTCTTCTACTGTGTACATGTCTTTATATGTTGTCATTTTATTTCCTCCACGTTCCAACCATATGTAAAATCAAGTTCATTGCTAATTTGATCACCTGCCCAGTAGTCCATATCTGCTCCACTATTGTATAGCTGCTTGGCTTTAGTTATTGCTTCGTATGGTGAGGATGCTTCGACATCTAGATTAGCAAATTGTGCTTCCGTTACTAAGAATTCAGGGCGAACTCGATACTTATGAAGTGGGTGGGTACTAGCTATTTCCTGCTTGCATGTGTTTAATTCTGCTAATAGCTTAGGATCAGTGAACCCTTTCTCGACTACAGTGTGGAGTGCTTCTGTGAGATGCTTGATGCGTACGTTGAGTCGCTTGTTCTTTGCTTTATTCCGCCTAGCTGATAGTGAACGTGCCATTGGTTAATCCTCGTCTGGGTCTGCATCTGGTTGAGATAGTAGTGCGTTGTTTAGTGTAGTAGGTCCTCGCCATACCCAGTATCCCCCTGTGAAATATGGATTATACAGCCAAGTCCTTACTTTACGTGCCTTAGCAGGAAGTTGCGTATGCGGGAATGCTACTATTTTCGGCAAATACATAGGCTTGTACTTAGATAGTAAACTACGTTTTATAGTTAGTTGTTCATATAACAATGAATCACGTAATGCTTCAGCTTTTTGCTTATCAAAGTAGAAGCCATATTGTATTTGCTGTTGAATAATAGATGCAGTTTCCATCTCAATATTAATAACATGCTGCTCAGGATAATTAGGTCGAGTAAGTAATAATTTATACAGATCACGAGTTACTTCAACGTCCTGTTTATTGTATATACACATTTCTTCTGATAAGTGTGACCAGTCGTGGAAATCAATCTTCTCGTTACCAAGACGTAATCCAAATGCTTCTAATCCAAATGATCCTTGTAATTGACGTATAGATGAATCAAGGCTAATATCCCACCCTAATGATTTATCAATCAGTAGTAAGGCATCTTTTGTATATACTAGTTTAGATAATAATAATGTATCAAGTTGTTTAGCTACTAATGGAATACCAGATATTTGCTCAATGACTGGTTTATCAAATTTGATTGAATTATGTCCTATATTAATTTCACATGAATTAAGTATATTAATGCCTTCTAGTATTGAACCATCTGAGTATGAGGTTGGTTGAGATGTGAATACTTGTGGCTCATCGTCGTTGATTGCTATAGCTAATGAGTGTACGGTATTGATTGTACGTTGGCCTTCTAGTCGGTCAATTCTTGGTGTTTCAATGTCAAAGTAGGCTACGCTCATTTGTTGTCCAATACCCATTGGCAAGCCGCAAAGATTGCTTCTGGCTCTGTGTCTGCTGTAAAACCTTCTACTAATTCTTGTGGGTCTTTCAGAGTTATAATGTTGTGTGTTAATATGTGTGCGTATGCTTTTCTTTCTAAATGCCCAAAGTCAGGATTACCATTGTTACTTTGAATATACCAAGAACCATACCCACATCCAATAGACGTATAATTGACAAACCATTCTTTACATTTATGAGCTAGTTCATAGATATTAATTTCACCATCGTACATAAGGGAAGTTTTTAGTATGCAACCATTGCTAAAGTTATACCTAATTAAGTTGTCTTCAACTTTAATCCTAACAATAGGTACTAAATACATAGCACCATTGAACTCTTCTTGGTTATTGATAACTTCACTAAATAATTCTTTACTTATCATTGTTTATCTCTCTGTATTTATTTAAAAATTTAGCATTATGCAGTTCATAGCGATGTCTAGTAGCTGCAATGTAGCAGAGTTTAAGTGTTTCTATTTCCTCTAGGGTTCTATCTTCAGGTGGAATAATTAACACTTTAGACACTGCTATATTTATATCGTCGTCTAATGTAACAGAGTCTAGCGTTAAACCCTTGCTTGTGTGTGCGGTCATCAACACGTGTGGCGCATTAGACTTAACATGTGAATCAGCTGCTGTATATGCTGTTAACACCTCTTGTGGCGAGTACTTCATCAGTAAAGTATTTGCTGCTTGAATGGCTTTGTTAAACTCATTCTGCCGCAGTACGTATGTACGAAGAGAGTACGTAGCCTGTAATGTAGCGGAACGCCCCCATTCATCTGCATCGGCTTGTAAATGCTTCAGATTTTGGTTATACTGTGTATTGCCTGGTTTAAGGTAGATAAGTGCTAATGGCCATAGGAATAGCTGAGCTACCTTTGTCTTTGACGACAGGCGAAATGGTACACCTTGTGATTCCAGTTCGATCATTTGTGCGATTAGTGCCGAGTTCGTACGAGTAATATATGCGCTAGTACCTATCTTGTAGTTAGATGGATATTGCATTCCTTCAAATACCATGTCAGGTGCGAATGTGTCTCTACAGAATGCTTGTACAAGTTTAGCATCCTCTTCATTAACACGGAAGGACTTAGATAATGTTAGATGTAATCCTTGGCCCTTATAGTAGTCAAAGGCAGATACTAAGTTCATAAAGCCAAATACGGATTGATTAGAGTCCCCTATAATGATTTTTAGCTTAGCAGGAGATTTATTGAATATGTCTAATGAAATTTGTGTCATATCCCCTGCTTCGTCTGCAATGAGTATATCAAGTTCAGGAAGAATTATTGTTCCATTCATAACTAGAATGTGGTATAGTTTAAGATAAAACGAGTGTGTTGTATTTATTTTACCATTTGCAATTAATTCCAGTATAGTATTGACTGCTTTATACATAGGTGCTGACATTTTCTCTGATAGAGAATGTGAGTATTGGCGCAAAGATGTGTACTCCGAGATACAAAAATCATCCACATATCGGATTGCATCTGATACTAAGCGTGTTGGTATCTTAGCTGATTTAGGTATATCACGCCATGTAATGTAGTCGACTATAGGTAGTTTAAGCCCATATTCCTTGAGAGTCGCCCTAGCAGCTTTCTTGTGTATGTTCATAGCTTTGCAGGTATGCCCAAATTCGATTGATGCTTCTGTTGCATTAGCCGCACCAAATACGGTGTATTCTGCTTTAAGGTCAGGCTTGATTTTATGCCAACGTTTGATTGCTTCTGTGACAGAGGATGATTTCGCTGAACCTGCTACTGCTTCTACTATGATGATTGGTGAAGCTTGTGTTAGTACTGCCTCAAAAAATACTTCTTGTTCATCTGTCCATATATGTCGCATGGCTAGTAAGGTATTTCGTCAAAGTCATAGACGAGATTCATTGCTTCTAATTTAGTTAATGGAATAAAATCTTCTAAGTTACTAAATTTATTTAGCACATCTATTTTACCAGTAACTACATGTCTACATAAAATACCGTCTGAAGGTATTAAATGAATATCCCATATGAATTTAGTGGGTATTACCTCTTGTACTAATGTGTAATTAGATAGTAAGATTTGTATTAACATGCAATTCGGTACTACAATCTGCTTGCTATTATTATCAGATACCCATATTACTTCACCATATGGTGACGAAGATATAGCTTGCACAGTTACTTGTAACGTGTGCTTATTATGTGTCCATTTAGAACCAATTTCAACTAATGGTCGAGGCGCAGCTGTTATTGTAGTTGTAGCCTCTATTTCTATGGGTTGTATTGCTTTAGCCACTATAGGCTTATACGCTTCAAGTTGTTGCACTTGAAGTACTGGTAGGATATTATCTATACTTAATAGCTGAAAAGTTCCTCTAATGTTGTGTTTCTTAACATTGATTGTAATGTACCTGTTATGTATTTCATGTCTGCGGTTTACTAAGTTGGATGGAACAGCTACTCTATAGATTGTATCTGATTGTCGCGCTCTAATTAGCATAGAAGGAAATTCAACATTTAGATCCCAAATATGACATGCTACCACTGTGCTATCCGTGTATGGTAGGTCTATATAGGATGTTACATAGTCTACAGTACTGGTAGCTGTGGTATCTGCTTCAGATATTATAGAAATGAAGTGCTTATTGGCTGGTGCATAAAATTCAATTTCAGCGCTATATTTAATACCTATTTGAGGATTAGCTTCTCGCCAACGTTTACCTACTGGCTTATTAATACGATATTGAGCTGTATCTGAATAGGCAGCTTCAATTTCAACAATTAGTTCTGTGTTACCAAACCCGTTCAACTCTTCACCTAAAATAGTGAGAGTAAAATTGGTCGGATAGTAAGTTGCTAGCTGCGCTATTGGTGTTAATGGTATTGTCATGGTTATTCCTTGTGTGAATGATAATATATACGAAAAATTGGATTAATAGTTATTATGAGTAAATGCTCATTGGGCGTTCTAGTAATAACTGTATTTATACTTGCTTACTTAATGAGGCGAAATGCTATCTAAAACAAGTGCTACAATTTGTTATATACTATCTAGCAAGAACATACAAATTATCGACTTGGAATGTAGACCCACCTATGATTTCACAAACCATAGGTGGGTGGAATGGGTAGTCGTTAAATTGCATTTATTCATAATATAGTACAGAGACGATACGTCATCATTTACTATGAGTTGCAATTGGAAGCTATGCTCTTGGGAGATAGTATAAGTGTGGTATGTACTAAGAGTATACAAAATTTTGGTACTGCTGATATAGATATCAGAGGGTAGTAATTTCAGTGCAGATTGGTAATTTCTTCTAGAAAATACCAAGCTAACTGGAAGTTACGGAGCCGTTGATATCTATATTTATTCACAATAATTCATACAGAGGCGAATCGCCATCATTTATTGTAACATATAGATCGGTTGGAGCTATACTCTTAGTACATAACACAATAAAGCGTTATGTTAGTGGTTTGTACTTCTTAGGAAGTAGATTACGTGCCCATGTAATTAATCCACCTAGGCTATTTCCTGCTGATTTACGCTCAGTTGGCTCCAATAATTTGTTCTGAGAATTATGTCTTGCAGCACGAATCTTTCGCATAGTTGCACGAGTTGCACGTACTTCCGTGTCACCTACATTCACACCTAGAATGCGACGATACCCGTACTTAGTGTACTTAATTCGTGTCTTCTTTGTGTTAGCTGAGAAACCGTTGTACTCTAGTATGGCGTATACACTATTTATTACTTCATTGAGTATTTCATGATCATCGTCGTTTACAGATATCTGGATATCATCTGCGTAAATAGTAAGTGCAAAACTAGTAAATAAGTCATCTAGTAGTTCATGTATTTGTCCTAGTGCAGGCAGTAGTGCAATATTTGCGAGTAAGGGAGATGTGGCGAATCCTTGGGCAGCATACCCCTTTATATGAAATAAGCTAGCGTCGTATAGCTCAGTAGGTATCATAGTGTGATGGACTGTATCAAAGAAGTTAGATATGTCCATCATAATTGTTGCTTTATAGCCTATATGTAGGGAGGCACCAGTAATACAGTTACGATTACGGAGGAATCCATGTGCTACATTAGCTAGTGGTGTGTGTGCCACTTGGGCGTAGAAGTACTCCTCTAATCCCTTTAATTTAGAACGTTGATATTTAAGCAGTGCAGGTGATGGTGCTGTTATTTTGCGAAAACCTCCTGAGCGTTTAGGGATTTTGTATTCACGATAGCTTCCTGCTGGAAGAGTAAATTCATGTGTAGACTTATATCCAGGAAGCAAACTTTGTAAGTATTTACCATTATAGGATTCTCTACTACACCCAATAGCACAATCCCCTCCCATAGCTTCTGCTGATTCACTCTTAGTTAGGTTAGATTCTCTTGCGGTTTCTTCAGTATAATACTCAGGGCCAATCATAACTGTGAAGTTACCTGTTGTATCTAGGTTACTGAAATCTATATCAGAACTTGGAGCGTCTCCTGTTCGTTCTATAAATTGTTTTTTTGTCATTAATGTTCCTTTATTAGGTAGTGTAGCGCTTAATTTCGCATATATGCAAATTTTGATCTGTATTGCCTGAAACCAGGTGATCGATGCTGTAATATATAGTTTTCCACCGGACGTAGTCGGTGGAAAACTATATTTATTCATATGCTTGTTACAATGGCGATTCGCCTATATACCATATGAGGTATAGTTTATACTATGCCATATATGCGTAACTAAAAACTATGTGTAGTACTAATACTTAAAAGCATTAGTACATTCGTTTATAGAATCCCATTAATTTCTTACTAGGGCCTACTGTCTTTGACTCTTCACAGATGTAACATACGTTAGTATGCACTGTGAGAGGGTCTGTATATGTTGGGTTACGTGAGTACTTGTCTGCACAATCAAAGCAGATGTATGGACTTAGTTTGCCAGATGCACATTCTTCTGCACGCATTTCTTGTTTATTGTTCATTGATTCTGTCCCTGATTTCTTGTATGCAGAACGTCATCAATTGCAGCACTAATAGCCATCATACTTAGTACTATATAATCCATTGATTCCTTTAATTGTGTTGCGCTCATAATTGCTCCTTATTAGTAATTAGCTTACAGAATATAAATATAGATTTCCAGTCGTTGTTTGCTGCTAGCTCATCGTCTGTCAGCCATACTATGCTATTAGTAGAGAATTCTTCAGATGCAGCCGGGTGCTCGGCTTCTGTAAGATGTGTTTTAGGAATGTCAGTGACATCTACTAAAAACCCATGTGCTATCTGGTCCATTTGAGTAGATACCATTGTAGACCCTACAAAGTGTACCTGCTCATCAGTTACTACATACCCAGCTTCTTCTAATACTTCTGTGATAGTAATTTGTTGAGGTGTGGTTTCTGCAGCCATTGAACCACCAAATGCAGTTGTTAACATAGCTGGTTTACCTAGACGATGATCGAGAGGAGGCTTAGATTCATTGATAAGACCGAAGGGCTTATCAGAGTTACCGTCATGAAGAATGAAGAAGATACTGTCCGTACCTGCTCTAGTGGCATACTGATAGTAACCACGTGCTTGGTTGATAGTTATGTACGGCTGACCATTTATTGCTTTGGATGGTGATTCATATTGTGTGGTTGGTGTGTGCATTGTGTTCCTTTAATTATGGTAGAGTTATAGCTCTTCCCATCCGTCTTCTTTCATTTGCATTTTATGTTGCCATACTGCCTCTGATAAATCCTCTGGGCATTCATTATCAAGTGTCATACTGTCTAGTTGCCTTCTTGTGCCAGAAGTTGTCTTAAGTGCATAAATGCTTATCCAGATACTCTCTTGGTCTGCATCTACTGTGAAATAGAGCACTTCTTCTGGTCCAAGTTTTACTGTGTACTCATCTTTCTTGAATAATGTATATTTGCTCATTTAGCACCCTTGTCGGTTTGTTGGTATTGGGCATTAACTGATTTCCAATATACAGAGTAACCACCTTGGTTTTCCGGTAATTTCCATCGTTTAGCCATCTCAGATATACCAGTTTGTGGTAATGATAATCCTGCTTTAGCCAATTGGTTATTAGTGCACTTAATTAGATTAGCTAGCATTTAGCGTCCTTGTATGTAGTCATAAACTAATGGATGTAAGAATTGTTTATTCGATTCGATATCATTACGAATAGATTGCGCTCTGATTTGTATGCCACTGAGTGGTAATTTAGTAGTATGCATACCAGCTATCTCGTATAGTTTGCAATAAGATTCATTGGTATAATCAATTCCACGGAAAGTGAAATTAGTTAGATCCTCTAGCTTCTCATGTAGGTAGATTGTAGTTTCAGACAAGTCATCAGTTATAGTTAGCTGTATGGCTTTGCATAGTCGATAGAGCCAGTCATCCCAATCAGGTGAATCATCTAGTGCTATACATTTGATATTAGGGTAAACTAAACGAATCATGTGGATTCGTTCAAGTGGGTACCATGGGTTACGGTCGTCATGCATATCTGATATAAATACTGTATTCAGATTGGATAATAAGAAAGGGTCCTCTGACTTATCTAATGCGATTAATTCTTGCACCATATTGTAACCACAATCGAATAAAAGATAATCATTTTCAGATACTTCAATTAGAAATGATGCGTTTGTCTACGTGAAGTCTGCTCCTCCACCGTTACCGAGCTGTTTAAGTTTCATGTTACTATCTCTCACTTATTGAAATTTGTGGTTCTTCTTGCTCTTTGTCTTGTTGAGTAGTATTGAAGAGACGTGCTGCTTTCTCTGCATATAGTTGTATTTCTGTTTGTTCGTTATTCATGTTGGTTGTCCTATATGGATTGTTACGTTTTACATGTCAATAATTAATTGAGGTATGTGGTAAACGCCTTTTTTAGTATCCCAGGCCCGACTTGCACAGGCAGCAGTTCTCATCTAGAATGTTGACTGAGACTTATTTGGATTGTTTAACGTGTAGTGATGGGAAGAATACCCCTGTGAGTACTCCGCGAGTTGGTTGGTCATATGTGGCACCAGTGTCCAAGTTAACAGCACCATCGTAGAATAGGGGCTCAGCAGGGATTGTAGCTTTCTTCTTCAATATATAATCTGTTGGAGTATGTCCAAATACATTATAATATGGAGTAGTGTTCTTCTTCCCATATGGTTGATTACGATTCCATGCAAAGTCAAACGTAAATGTTGCTGCTTCCTTAAGAGGTTTAAATGCACTCCATGTATGTGATACTAATAGTTCAAGTCCTGATTCATCTTTGATACCTGTTTCAATATATAATGGAAGTGACTGAAGGTATAGTAGATCAGTTAGTAATGCTTGATAGTTACCATTATACGCTGAGAATACATCTTGCCCTCCATTAAAGAACCAATCACTATCCCGTATAACAGACATAGATTTAGGTGTAAGGATTTCTCCGTCAACTAATTGCTGTATATATGGAATAAGTTCACATGCCATTAATTCGTGGTTACCACGGACTGCTTGTATTCCAGATGAGCGTATGAACTCTATGGTTTCACGAGAATGTGGACCGCGATCAATTAAATTACCTACTGAGCAGATTTGTATGTGTGAAGGGATACCTGCTATAAGTTGCTTGAGTTTACGAAATTCCCCGTGTATGTCACCTATAATAAAGGCTGTGTCAGTTAATTGCATTACAAGTTCCTGTTTGTTAAATTATTAACATCTCCAAAAGATGTATACGTATGTATTCTATTACAGCTCAATGCCGCTACGGATGTTCTAGCATCGGAAGATACATACTAAGGACTAGAATCCTATATACATCTTTTGGAGGTGCTAAATGAAGGAGGACACTCTTGGAATCAAACCAAGTACCTTCTGATTAATCATTAGATGCCCCCTATCGGTGAGCTAAAAAAAAAAATGTCCGTGTATGGTGGGCAAGAAAGGAGTTGAACCTCTGTCAGTCCGTTATGAGCGGATGGCTCTACCGTTGAGCTACTTGCCCTATTAAGGTGCAGTCACCTCCTATACCATATATTGGAGACTGCGAATTATTTTATTGTCTAAACCATTCGACTACTCCTGCTAGAAGCAGGAGGTAGGATTCGAACCTACATAGTATAAAATGTGTTATTGTCCGACTAACTTATATCTAGTTGCTGAGATTTACAATGATTTCTGAAGCATGCTTAACCACTAAGCTATCCAACCTGGTGATCAGAGCTGGGATCGAACCAGAGTCTACTTCTAAAATAATCAGCACTGACACGGCCTTGCGAGCCTTGATGAAAACCTATTGAACGTTAATTCTATTGTGGTCAATAAAATAAACGTGAAAAGAAAACTTATATAGCGCTATATAAGTTGGGTAAAGATAATAATAAGTTTACCACAGTGAACACATACATGCCCGGTTACACTCCCTACTAATAGGTTAAGCATTTCTTCATCTTTCGAGAACCTAGATGCTGCAGAACGGTTTTAATTCTGTCTTCAATGTATGTGCTCAATGTGATAAACTTAGTTACCTAGCAGCTTTAGTACGATTACCTGCATAAGATAGTTTCTCTATTGTTCGTGATAGTAGTGTAGCCATAGTGATTGTATTAGTATGTTTCTTATCAAGTACTTCTAAGTAGTCAATTAGTTCATGCTGATTAGAGCCTTTAGGTCCAGGAGCGCGTACAAGCTTGATGTGCTTATACTTATTATTGACTATATGGTTAATTAATATGCTACTTTGACTTGCTATAGTTAAGTTTCTATACTCTGGGTGCATACGTTTAATGGTATTGTTCAACCAAGTAGTAAATGTACATAGTTCCTTGTAGCGTGATCCTTTAATACCATAACGTTCTGACTGCCCTAGTGCAAATGCTACGAATGATTTAACATTCTTGGATAAAAGATGCTGTAGTGCGTAGTCACGTATGAGTGTACTAGCTGGTGTGTAGAGTTCTGGTGTACCCTTCATAGAGAATAGTAGATCATATGCACCTGTTTCTCCAGCAACTAGTTGACTAAGAAATTTATGTACTGACCATAATGTAATATCTATATCATCTGCTATATTCTTCGAATTAGCTGAACCAGTTGTGAAGACTAAATGCTCAGGAGCTGTTCGTAGCAGTAATGATTGTTTAGATGGCATGAATAGCCCAAGATAATCCACATCCGATGAAGGTGTAGATGTTCCATAGAGGTGTGAACCAGACTTAGTAACATAAATTACTGTACAATCATTGTCTTGTTCAAATTTCGTAAGTATTGATTTAATTGGGTTATCCATTATGGAGCCTTTAGTAATTATTAGAAGTTAGAGCACAGTACGCGTTTAAAATATCAGTAGAAGTCATTAGATCAGTAATTGGTATTCCCGCTCGTAATAACACAGTTAACATGTGTACGTCTTCTTCATCTAATACTTCTTCTGGTTCATCTGCAGCTAATAGTTTAGCGTACTCCGCGTCTTCTATTGCTTCTTGTTCTGCTTCTGCAATTTCGTCTTTAACTAATTTTTCTAGCATATGGTACTCGTCCATTAATGATGCTCGTGAAGCTTGTTGATATGTTGAGAAACTATTAGCATCCCCATAGAAAAAAGTAGCTAGTTCAATTACACTAGTAAGTAAGTTAGCATGTGGTATAGTTCGTTTTTCATTGTAAGTTAACCATTTAATTTGCTTAGCTACATTTATGTAATCTACTGGTGGCGTACCTACTAAGGTAGGTTTTCCATTTCGCTCTGTATAAGGCCTAGGTGCTATTACTTTTTCAATAACGTTAGATGAGGCTATAAAATCTGTCATTGGTGTTAGTGGGCATGTCTCCCATAAGTTATTAAGTAAAGTTAATAGTTCATGTTCCAAAGTAACTTCGGGGAGTGCGTCTAGAGTTGCATAAGAAGTAGTTAGTGGTTTAATTCCCAATAGTTGCTCACTTAAGGATGGTGTAGTGGTTATTGGATTGTGCACAATTGCTATACATCGACCTTTTGCATATGTGATAGGAGTATTGAGTGCAGTGTTGATAGCTCCATTAGCAATACGATATTCGCATCGAGCTAGCATGTTCTGCTGGTAAGCACCGCCTCTATGTTCCATGATTCCTGCAAAGTTAGGCTTGTTAGTAGCTGATGCTAATGGGAATACAACACCTGTGTCAGTTAAATGGTTAGTTGATAAGTCAATTCCAGAGAATCGTTGAGTTGATTTAGATATACGCATTATTGTTCCTTTAAAAATGATGGGAGTGGGCCAATGAAAGGTTCACATTTTGATAATATACAACTAACTTGTGTAGAGTATGCTTGGTGTTTAAGGCATAGGTCCACTACTGAACCAAACACTGTAACACGACCTGATTTATGAATTGTAATACTAGTGTACTTACACAAATGACCATTACACTTATCCCAGTAGAGTTCGCCTTCGTTTGGTTTCCAGAACTTAGTATGCTTGTTTACACACTCTAGCTTATCCTTGGTGCTAATGCAGATAGGATGTGGATCCGCTTTAGACATATACACCCAATCGCCTACTTTAAATTGCGGCATTGTTACCTCCCTATCAAAAATATAACTTATGGGTGTTTATGTATAGAGTTACTATTTACAGATATGAATTCAATATCATAATGCTCTTTTAGAGTGGTTATGAATGAGGATGCCATGTATTTGTTTACCATTATATTATGTACAGGCTCTATTTTCTCTGACATATCACATACATCTTGAAACTCAAAATCAATACGTGCGTGTGCAACATGCTGAGTATAGTTGAAAAATACAGTCGGTAAGCATATATCTACCACAGATTTGTCTGTTTGGTGTATACGACAAATTAATGCCCAATAATGTACTTGGTACTCATTAGTTTCAGTTAGTGGTCCTGATTTCTCTTTAATGATATCTAGTGTATGCTGTTGTAGTAGTAGAATACCTACATTTTGTAAATCCGTAGTAGATTCAATTAAATGAGGAGTCTTAGCTGATGGTTGTAAATACTGTTGCGTCATGTTAACCCTCTTTAATTAGTTTAGCTAGTTTATATATCTCTATACTCTTTGCAATACATGCAGACACATATGGTAATGCTCCTGCTTGAATAATGTTACGTATATGCGGTGATAGCGTATTAGAATGCACTAGTGTACGTAATCCGTTTGGTGTTGTGTTACTGAAGCTGGTGCCTGTGCATACTGATACATACTCTGAGACTATTTTCGATGCTTCCCTATTATAGTCAAATCCATTTAAATCAATCTCTGAACGTATATTAGATGACATCATAGGTGTTAATGTCATGCCTGATGCTTGTTGTGTTTTGAATATTTTTTGTACTATAGAAGTACCGTAGTAAGGGGCAATAGTCCCATTAGTAAGCATTTGGTGTGTAACCAAGTTTACTTCACGGTGTGTATCTTCGTCTTTATGTTGCTTTATTTTATATGTGATTTTTACTGTGTGGGCAATGCTATTATATGACGTATCTTCTACTTGTCGTTTAGTATTAGAATACCTATTAATGTACATGGTTAACTGGTCTTGAAGGTTCTCGTTAATAAGTCCCAAATCGGCTGAAGTAGAGTTATAATACGCATCTAATAGTGGTTTATTTGCGTATGTGTATATTGCAACAGTCCATAACATGTTTGTTTTGTGGGTACATAACTGCATAGCAACTAATGGGTGTAACGGGTTTACACGAGTTTCCTCGTCGTCACTAATTAGTAAAATCCCATACAAAGTACTACCAAGCGTATTGTATAATTTATTTATTATGTTAATAGCGTCTATAAAAGATACTTTAGTATCAAGTGTTCGAATATTAGCTGTCACATCATTAAATAATGGTCCCCATTCATATACAGGCACGGCACCATTAATTAACTCTCTATTCATGACTATTTTAGAACGTGTTACTATATTTTGGAATGATTTTCTGTTTGGTAGTACTCTAATAAGTGTACTACCCTTTTTGAACTCATTTGTATCTTTTTCAAATGATACTGTTATATTATCTATGAATTTTTGTTCTTCATACGCTAAAATTGCAGAGAAGAATGAATGTTTTGAAGTATTAAACATAATGGTTACACCTCCTCTTGTGGTAGTAGCCCAGTATGCTCTAACTGAAAGCTATAATGTCTAGATGGTTTAAGTAGTGCTTTTCCGTTGAATGTGTATTCAAGTATAGTTTTATCCTGTTCTTTTAAATCTTGGTCAGATGCTAGTAATTCTATAAAGGAGATAGCCATTTTTAATTGGTTCATAAAAAATGTTGCTAACGAAATAACACCATATGATTCAACTTGTAGGGCTGTTACCTGCTTAGGATTAAGATCAATTCTGCATGACTGATTAGAATGCGTAGCACTAATAAAATTCCCATGCATTGAAAGTTTAGCACGTGTTGCTATATCTGGTGCTCCATACCTGATTGCGTGCGGATGCAGCTTACAAGGTTTGTAGTAGTAATTTTGTTTGAACACTACTGGTGCTAATCTATATATGCTTTCATTAATTAGGTTCAATTTAGGAATAGCTATACCTTTACAGTTCACAGAATATGTATTACTATTCTGACGAGGATCTAATGGAAATCTAAATAAATTAGATACTTCTACAGTATCTGCTTCATATACAGTGATTTTGTTAAATATTTGCGGAGCATTTAAAAGCTTAGATAGTTCTGATAGCCAAGTTATCGTATTCACAGTTGTGCCACCATACCCAATTAGTTCTAAACTAAGCTTCTTAGCGCGAATTACTTTAAATATTTGACGAAGATTTTTTTCTGTGTATCCTAATATCGCAATAAGGTCACTTAGCGGAATTTGCTTAACCCCAAGTAATGATGCAAACCATGGAGATATGGCTACCGCTGTTTTAGGGACTTTATATATTTCTGGTATAACCAACGGAGACATATATGTTTGATACATAAGCTTTGGAATAAAGCTATCTAGGACGACGTTAAGTAATCCGTCTCTAGGTGGGTCAAAGAATGCATAGCGTAAACGAAGTTGATCACGGAGTACATTGCTGTTAATATTTACAGTATGTGACATTGTGCCCGACCAGTATGACCGTTCGGGGCGCATATCTGGTAAAGAGGCTAATTCCAATGAGCTAGATAGCACACTCTCATCAAGTTTTAATAAATACACATAGTCAGTGTGTAATGCGTTAGCATCTAGCTCTACTGTAAACTCTCTTGTAAGGTGTGCTTCAGGCACCCCATCGTTATCTTCTACATCTAACGATTTGAATCGGTATAATTGTATATTTGGTACATATGACGCTAACTCTTCGGGGAGTGCTACTCGTTCGTGTGACGTTGTATAGTCTTCTGCACAATACATGTTACTCTGTAGGTCTTTTTTACTAGTATACCTTACTATTCGCATATCCGTAAACATGCTAATGACTAACGTCCATAATGGTGGTGTCATTTATATTCCTTTTAATCAAATGTATACACTGCTATTACGCAGTGTATTTATAGCGGGTTAATATCCAGATCCTGCTTTTGCTGTAAGGTTCTCACCTGAGTTCTGTGTGACATTTACGTTAAGAGATGCATCTTCTCCCGCTAATGCTTGACGCACTAATTCGTCGACTGATACCGTCGTATCTGGTGTAGTAGTATCTTCAGTCATTATATTTCCTCTAAAGTTTCTACTGGAGCAGTGGGTTTAGCTGGCTTCAGCTCAACTGGTAGTGCAGCAGATAGCTCACCCTCGTATATGTATAACTTAACTGTTTTACCTTGTGGTGCAAGTTGTTTAGCCACTTTCTCTGCTTCTGCATACGTAACTACTTCAGTAGATACGCGACCATCAATTGAAAGAATACGATCTTTAGTGTCTGTTGGTGCGGTTTGAGATGATAATACCTTAGCTAGTGCTGCTAAAAGTTCCATTGGTGTTATTTGTTTGGTAGGCATGACTACTCCTTGATTATTGGGTTTACGTATCTAGTACTACCAAATTGTGTATGTGATTGGTGGGTATAGTAGGATTCGAACCTACGGCAGGATTCTCCTGCGTATGTTTAGCAAACATATGACCTAAACCACTCGCCCATATACCCATTACTTCCAGCTATCTTGCTGGGCTAGATTCCTAGTCGATACGCTCGACTATCTAGATCTATCTGTTTCAAGCATTAAGTTTGACTTTATCGCTTACAGGTTTCCATTAAGTTCACGCACTTAGGAGAATACGAATACAATGAGAGGTATTATCTATGAAGTTGATAAGACTTCTAATAGCCTACATACAAACTTTTTGTAGCACCAGTTTTATCTTTAAGATACTTAGAAGCTTTAAGATTGGTTGTACTGCTCTGTTTGCAACTGCTTCACTATGTATGCTGTTAGAAATCTTACTAAGCGTATTGCTAGTGGTGTAGGAGGATACGTATCGAACGTATCTTCAAGGATGGCACTTCATAAGTTACCATTCAGATAATGTTACCAGTTTACCCGTCCCCCATTGGGATCTCCCACGTAATATTTTATTGCTGAGCTTATTGTGATAGCTATGTCGCCATAGCTAAAGAATTCATGGTATTGGATTACTTGTCCCACTCAGTGTGAGTAATTTATTTTATAGGATTCGTTCACGGTGTACATAGCACTCAACAACTCTGAGTCTCATATAACTATGATTAGCCCAAAGCAGTAGGTGTTAAATATTACAAGATTGTAAAGTTCGTACAGCATCTTCTTTTGCAATTAAAAGTTCGTTATACCTTTTATTCAACTCATCGTATACTTCGTAAGTTTCTAAATCCTGTGCATATTTAGATATAAAATACTCCATGTATTCAGCAATAGGTGTGCATGCACTCCTAGTAACATAATTATCAGTGAAATGACATATTACGTACCCATGTGTTGATACGCCTACTGCCCCTGAAAAAGATCCGTGTGTAAGAGCTGTTGGGAGTTCTGGCTTCTCTACATTTTGTAGTGCAGTAGTTGCATTTCGTAATACAATTAATTTATCCTGGTTACGTTCAATAAACTTAGATAATAACTTATTAGTGTAATCAATTTCACTATCTTTTGGATTCTTAGTTCCAAATTGTATTCCGGATAATGTAAATACTGGTTTATTACATTATCTACTACCTCTAAACATTTATGCGTGTTTATAGTAACATGCATATTTGGTAAAACGGCTTTGTCTAATGTTGGTTGACATATTTGTCTTAATTTTAAGGGTATTTGTGTATCCTTTAATTGTGTTGATTATATGATTTAAGTGAATCTCTATAGTATTTTGATACTATTTTAGATACTGCGCCACTAATCTCTTTGATAGTTAGATTAGTTTCTTGTAATACAGGAAGTTCTTCTTTAACTATATCCGCTATTACCCACTTAATCACTTCACCTGTTTGCTTAAGCTCAGTTGCGTTGAGTTCAGTAATTGCTTGAGTAATTCTCCATACAGGTGTGACTTTATCTGCTATGGTTTGTATATGTAAAGATTGCTCATCAGATTTAGGCGGTCGAGGTTTTTTAAGTTTACCGCCATGTTTCTCGCCTTTGGCTTTAAGACGATACATATGTCCGTCATGAAAGCCGATAAGATAAACACCTTCACCTACATTTTCTGGTTTATTGAAATGAGCTGCAATAGGTGAATTAGCTTCTACTGATTCTGCGAGTTGTTTAAGTGCTGTGGTGCATTCAATTGGTTTGCTAAAGTCAAGTGTGATTGAATATTCCGCAAATTGCCTCATATGATATATATTGGAGGTGTTTAGTTGAGGGTTAATAGCTGTTTGCAGATAAACTATTTCGTCAGTAGTGTTGTCTACAACTCTAAAGTAGTCAAATAGGTATGTACCTTTAGGTGTCCCCGAACAAGCTGCATTACCCTTCTGAATATTATCTCCAGCCCATTCACAGTCCAGTATAATAGTATGTGTTTGTAGGTCTATATTATACGTATCTATCAGATTAGAAAGTATTTCTAGCCATTCTGGTTTAGTTGACTCAATAAATGCCGCCATTCCGTTTTGGTCGTCAAGTAGTGTACGGATGTGATTACGTCCTTGTACCCATAATTCACCTTGTGAGTAGCATATTGCCATATTCTCACCATGAAGCTTCTCTGAACCGGTGAAGTGAATAATCGGCATAATTGGCTGGTATGATTGAAGTAATTCAATTTGCTCTGGTGTAGGTGGTACGCCTATAGATGGATCAAAGTTAGCGTATGCTAATCTGCCAGAATTATCTGTATTACGACTGACTTCCTTATATAAATTATGGAAAACAGGTGTAGCTGGATATGCTATATGGCGTCTGATTGATTGTTGCATGTTAAATACTCCTGAATTTGTACTAGTATTGTCGTAGGTATTAGTACAGTTAAAAGCTGTACAGCATGTGTTGTAAAGTCTAGCCCTACACACGCTAATGAAACCCCTAAGTAAGCAGGAACCATTGACGTAATTACTAGTCTTTTCATGGTAGGCTACTTAAGTAAGTGAGACAAAGCTTTCTGAATTAGTGTTGAGCCTGTTTCTTGTAATGGAGTTGGTGTGTGTGTGAATACTGATAGTAATGTATTTTTCATTGTGCTTTCCTTTTAAATTGTGTGTTGTGCAGGATAAGCGTAGTCCTGCTACCGAATATGCTTTAACGCTCAAACATGCTAGGTTACGAAACGAAGTATCTGTAGCTACTCATACTATTACTGGAGCTTATCCCAGATTCTACTTCTTAATTTTTTTTTTAACGTCATGAGTTGAGTGGGTTGGGAGTTGTTATAGTACTACAGTCGTAATAAGCACTGTTTGTGCCTGTGTAGTTAATAAAAGTATCTGTAATGGCTAGTCTAGCAAGTGCTTTATAACTAATGTTATTGAATTACCTGGTTTAAGGACTAAGTGGATACTTCCTTTAGTTCTAAAGTCGGATGGTGCGTTATTCTTAATTGATATAACATGGTCTCCTGGCTTAGCTGTTGAGCCTAGTGAAGTCTTGACTATTTTGTAGTTTACTGCAGCTATGAAATTTTTAGTACCATTGTCATCTGTAATACTAGCAGTAAGCGAATGCTCATTTACTGTATTTACCAGATATAACTTACCTCTCGTTTTAAATATACTACTGCAATTCTTGTATTCAACTACATCTCCTATAATAGGGGGTCGATTTTCGTAAATATACGTATGTTTCCTTATTGTGTTAACTTCTTAACTGAGGCTAATGTATTTGATATTAGAGAAGAACTTGCCATAGAGTCATAGAACTCGTGGTCTGCTCTAATTTTATTGTGAAGTGCGGCTGTCTTCGTAGTAATGTCAGTTGCAAACTTATCAGCACGTGTCTTCAATGAGACAAGAACATCTCGTGTAGTAGTATCGTTGATTTGGATATCTAGTAAATCTGTGATAGCTGAATGTGCTTTAGCATCATTGATATCTCCGATTTCCTTAACAAGTTTAGACAATGTCTGAAACATGCTTTGGTAATCCCCTACTTGCTGTAATAAGCCTGAGAGGGCTAACTCATCATTCAGTTCTGATTTGAATGTCGGTAGATACGCTCCAAGCTGCTGAATGGTTTGCTTTGCAGCAAATATGGAAGCTTCTACCTTCATTAGTCTTGACTTGTACTTAGTTAAATAAGTTCCTGCTTGAGTATGTGTAGAAAGGAGGCTTAGTGGGACTTCATTTGCGTCTTTGTATAGTTCTATTTTAGAAACTATATCTTCTTCTAGAGCTTGTAATTGTGTTATCTGCAGTTCAAGTACTTGCTTACCTTCTTGAAGTGCTGTACCTACTTCTACGAGTTTGTTGTACTTGACTTCTGTAGTAGTGAATAAGCGATCGAGTGTCGAGTATACAGATTGCATGCTAATAACAGAGTGCTCAGCTTTCTTTATCATGCTTCCTAGAAAACTAAAGTTTTTGGCTTTGTCTATTATAGAAGTGGCTGTAGATTTAACAGATACTTCCTCTAGCTGTTCTTGTAGGCGTAGAAAGCTTTCAGTAACTTCCTTTATTTCTAAGAGTTTAATATTCTCGTTAATAGTTTTGTTAGTGGTGTTAATGCGTGAAGTTATATTAGCTAACTCTTCCCCATAGGATATAGTGTGTGTTTTTAGTTCTGGCATAGGTTAGTCCTGTGAGATATTGGTTACTTTGTGTATAAAAGCTTGTCTATTCTTGTAGATAATTCTACGGAATTTAGAATTGATCATTAGCTCTATAATGATTAATGGTTTATGCCACCATTGCACACTAGTTGTGGCTATACCCCCAAAAGCTAAAGCGTTTAATAACGCAAATGTTAACCATGTGGGTAGTAAGTACAAGGAGCATATTGCTATACCTGCCCATAGTGCAACGCTAGCCCATGGAGTGTCTATGAGAGAAAGCACAGCTATAGAAGTAATAAGCAAACTCCCTAGTATACTTGGCCTATGTATAGCATCAAGGCGTGCTAGATCGTCTAATAGCAGGTCTCCTTCAGTTGTACGGCTAGCAGTGTATCTTGTATAATGTATTTCCTTCTCATATTGATAGTAGTACCCAGAAGTTCTATCAATATCCGACATGTCGTTAAACTTAAGGTACTTTAATAACTTCCTGCCTAAGCCTTTACTAACTTTTATGTATCCCACAAAATACATTGTGAGTAAGTACTGACGTATTTGCGTGTTAGTTAACATGTGTGGTTCTGTTTATATGACTTATTTTAGCATAAAGGGTAGGCTGGTGAACTCTAAGTAACTCTAGCATAGCTACAGCTGTTTCACGGATTTCTGCTTGAGCATGGCTATCAAGTCGAAGACGCAGAAAATTGGCTAATCCTTCAACTTCAAACATACAATAAAATTCAGTGTACGTTGTTTGAGGTAGAAAGCGTGACGCTATTTGAGTTTCCATACCTGCATCTATGCAGCTTTGGTATTCATTTAAAGCGTGTGCAGAATCATATACGAATCCTACAGGAGACCAAAATTCAAATGGGATCTTAGCTCCTTTAGTGTATCTGCGAGACATCTCTAGGTAGGATGCTGAACGATGACGCATGAACTGTGAACGAACAAACATAGGTACTTTGATACGAAAACAAGCTATATTTTGGCTATGCGTACTTGCCACCTCATATGGATATTGGTAATTATCCGCGTGCATGAAATTTCGCATATCATACCCTAATGGGCTGAAATAGTCATTACCAATTCTAATAAATTCCCAGAGCGATTCATGTCTAATAGATTGCATACGCTTATATAAGGCTTCAGGCTGTTTAGCTTCCTCGTTACCATACGCTAAACTTGCAAGTGTGGTTACCGTCCAAATGCGTTGTTCCTCTGACTCATTAGCATGGGATGCATCATATAATGAGACTGCTCCGATGTTGTCTGAATATAGCTGTATAGTAGCTACTTTCTTGAATTTGTTTTCTTCTGTCATTTATTTCTCCTCTAAGTAATCATATGGTAACGTACCAATATAAATGGTGTACATGTCTCAAAATATCCTCAGTGAAGTACAAACTTCATCGCTATTACCATTTAGAGCATAGCAGTTAGTCTCGTATTTTACATGTGGATTTGCATTAATAGTTCTAATGAGTTTACCAAGAATAGGTACTACTGATTTATTAAGTATGTGGTATATTCTAATAGCATAGTTTTACTTTGATGTTATAAATTACACATTTTCATGGTAAGTCCGAACTAATGATTGCAACCACATGATGTAATTGCTCCAGCAAGTACTTTCTGAATTTGCTCTGTAAATTGGCTATAGCATTGAGGACATATAAAACATGCTGTATACTTGTCATCCTCAGAGTGTACCTGTCCCCACCATTTAATATTATTAGGGAGATCCTCTCCTAATTTATACGATGTTGAAGAAAATTTGTTGACTCTCATGGGTTTTATATCTCGTATACCAGATATGGTAATAGGTTGTAAAGTTCTCATGCTTTATAATGTGCGCGAATTTTTGGTAATGAGTTTAGAGATTTGATAGATTGACGTATGTTCATAATGGACTCCTATAAGGTTGATAAAAGGAACTTAAGTCCTTCTAAGTATTTAGCCTTTTGTGTGGGCGACTGATTGCTAGACATGTTATGAAACATGTCTGCTATTTTGATTTTAGTTGCGACTGTGTCTGTTGCTACTTCTGTGAGATATTCCATATATGGCATACCTTTGGTACGTGGTAGAAGATGTAAACGTCTCCATATGGGAATAGTAACTCTACTTTCTTCTAGTAATTCCCCATAAGGTTTAGTGACGATATATGCTACATTTCCACTTATATGTGCTGTACATTTATAATTAGTATCTTTAATAACATCATGGAGTAATGCCACAATTTTTTCTTCATCTGTAGTCATCATTTCTGTGACTGCGATTGGATGAGTATGGTAAGGTAGTTGTTTACACCATCCGAGGTTTGCGTCATACGAAATACGATTTCCTTCATTTGTAATTCCTTCATCTGTAACAAAATAACCTAGTGTGCTAAATTCCTGATAATTCGGTAGATTGTAAGTTTCATTTGCAGGAAATAGTTCTAGTTTACACCATTGCCCTTTATGAACTTCAATGCAGAGTTTCTTTGCATGGTCAACTGTTATCATTAGTAATTTCCATAATTGATAGGAGGTTGTTCGATTTCTTCCATATACAATGTATATTCATCGCATGTAGTTACTAATTTTCCATCTTTTTCATGTGGTAATTTTTGTATAAGTGCACCTTCATCAAAATTTAATGAATGTACTATACTTCCTGTTATTGTGAAACCTTTCATGGTATTTCTTTTATTTATTTATAAGCTATTGAATGTTACACTAGTGGCTAAATAATTATCTATATAGTTTATTGGCAATGAAATAGTTTATTTTGCTACTAATACGTTTACTATATGCAGGAAAATCCCCGCCAAAGTACCGGAGTAGTGCCGATTCTTCTTTAGATTTAGCTGATTTATGCATAGGCATTTTGTAGAGCGTATTATAGATGAATCCAAAAGCTCTAATATTAAGAACCGGGTCAAATAGATCTGCTCTGTTAGTAATAATACCTGCTTTGATGAGGCTTTCTCCCCACCATTCATATACTATACCTTGTAATCCAATAGCACGAACTCTTATCTTTTTACCATTTATCTTGATAGTAACTTCGTTATGAAGTATGTAAGGGTTCATGGACGATTCTGCATGTCCTACAAAGTACGTAATAAGTGGGTTGATGTTATAGAGTTCTTGCATTTCAAGCCCTGTAGCTATAATTTCCTGTTTAGCTCTTATAGGTGTTGTAGGATAATTGTCCTTGATATCCTGAAGTAGATCTTCTTTCCCTATGGTAATGTAGCTGTTACTTACATTAGGCATAGGCTTTGGTGCTATTGTAATTTCTACGTTGGGTGAGTGCGTGATTTGAGGTTCTACTTTAGCTGATGATAGTATCTGAGAGGTTATAATTAATGCAAAAATTAATAATAGTATAGGTAGTATTATTAATCTGTGCGCATGTAATCGTTTCTGATAAAAATTATTTAGATTCATTTTGTTACTCCTTTGATATGTGCTAAACTAGGATTAACCTAGTTTAGCACGTAATGCTTCAAGTTCTCCGACTGATAAGCCTGCAAGTTTCTTGTTGCTTTTTTTTTTACGATTGATGCGTGTACCCTATATAAATGTAAGACAAAAAACAAATTAGTAGTATAAACCACAAAAAAAAATAAATAGACCCCACTCAATTTATTAGTTGCCAATGGCTATACAAGTAAAGGCTCTTTATCTTGTTAGCATAGTTACCCTTCAGCTTAAAGAAGACCATTGCATTGTTAGGAACGTTTTACTGCAATTACTTTACGTGGTTTTTGTATTAGTGTCGTGCTATAGTCAAATATATGTAATGTACGACCTTCGTTTGCTGGTGAACGAACTACTTCGTTTAGCATCTTTTATGTCTCCATATTCGTACATGTATTCTCCTTCATGTGAGGTGGTTTGACTATATCAGTTTGCTGTATTATAATACCATTATATGTAACTATGTTAGTAGCAGCCCTACAGATAGTATATAACCACTCTTTTACTGCGTTAGTATGTTGTGGGTCTATTTGAACACCTTGAAAAAAGGGATGTACTTGGTTAATTATCTCTACAGAAAATATGTCTGTTGGAGGTGGTTGTAGCAGTTGTACTGGTATACTATTTATACGTATTTCTTGCATTTTATCTCCTTTTTAAGTTGTAGTAGTCTTGAAGTTATTTAGACTGTTATTTATTGAAGAACTGCTAAATTTATTTCCATTTAGATTTTTGTATGGTTTTTGAGTATAGTAGAAATTTCATAGATTCTTGTTTAGCTAATAATCGTTCTTCTTTTGATTTAAATACTTCATGTTGTGTATAGAATTCATCACGTAATTCTTTTTCAGTAGGCTTAGTAAAGGTATAGTTATTTAAATAGTAATGCGGAATACCTCTAAATACGTCATTCGCATGTCGTTTGACATTGTACAATGTTGTAATGATAGTAAGTTCCCTACCTTTTAAACTAACTAGCAATGCAGCCATTCTGCCAGTATTGGTGCGAAATGTGATAGTTATACGCCCTTTATTGCGATATTGTGATATAGATTGTGCTGCACGAGATAGAATTTCTTTTAATTTTTTAACTGTAAAAAACTTTCTACGTGAACGCAGTTCTCCTTTCCTTACTTGGTTAAGATGATATGAGATATTTACATTGAATTGTGTATCATATGCGTTTATAGAAAATAAGTACATACAGTTCCTCTCTTATACCCTATGACAGGATTATAATTATGTTTGATTTTTTGACTAATCGGACGCGACCAAGTTTGATTGATTCCGCTAATGTGTACAACACTTTTGGTGTAGGACCTGCTGTAGCAGATGTACGTTGATAAATTTTGTTTGACATAGATTCACGCATTATTAATTCCTAAATATTGTTTCATTGTTAATTTGTTTGGCGCTACACATAAAAAGCCATTGGCATGTACGAATATCATATCAGGGTTTGACTTAAATTGTGGGTGAGGCATCTCATAACTAGATGGGTTAATGGTAGGTACTTGTGCATACCAATGTGATGTATCATCTCCTTTAGGCCACATAACTGCACGAATATGTGCTAACTCAGTTATGCCATTTACATATGTTTGCCAACCGGCGATATACTCTGGAAGAATAAGCACATTATCAATTATCGGAGAGTTATTTATAATGTTAGGAGCATTGTTTACTTTGTCCTGATAATCTTTCATGGAAGTGAAATATAAAATTAGCACATGTAATGCTGTATTAAATGCACTCATTTGAGCGGTATCATCATAAATATTATCTGTATTTAATGCAGAGATAAAATGAGGTAGTTCGAATGCCGTTGCTTTACGGATACCTACGTCGTGTTGGTCAATAAGTTCAATGATAGAAGATATACGAGGATACGTATCAGATACGCCTAGATGCTCCCATATAAGTCCAGCAGATGATTTGCCATGCTCCCATTGATGATGATCAAATAGACCTTTAGATGGATCGTACTGACGTCCTATATCAATTACAAAGTCAGCATTTGCTGGAATTGGTGATTGCTGCGAAATACGTGTGATTTGGTAGGTATTTGTAGTGCATACGTGGAGTAATGCACAAGCTGTTAGCTCATCTAGATGAAATGCGCCTGAATGTGTGATAATTGTTTTTGTCATGATAATTCCTTTTAATCGATTGGGTATACAGTTTCTCTGTCATAGCCTAATTTATCATGTAATGCACTATGACATGCGTTACATTGGATTCTGACGTCATCTATATCTTCTGCAGTTAATCGTAAATATGTAGTATGATGCAGTTCTAAATTATCAGTGCTACCACACGATTCACACCGGTAATTAGCTATAGCTAGTCGTACTTCTTTAAGTGCCTTCCATGCATAACTATCTAAGTATTCTGCTTTCTCCTGTGGAGAAATATACATGGTACCAGGTAATGGGTTTGTGGTTGGCACTAGTTTTACTGGCTGTAAAGGCTGAATAGAAAAGTTATCTTTGTTATCTGATTGGTAAAGATCAGAGAACATGTTAGGATTTTCTAACATAGATTGAGTTACTACGTAAATGTACCCCAATATAGCAGCTGGAATAATTAGTAGTTCATGAATATTAAAAGCTATAACTGCTATGATGAAAACTATAGTGACTCTGACTTCAGGACTGATATACATTTTATTCCTTTGTTTATTAAACATGCTTAAATGAAGTGCCCAACACAAAGGTGGCGTGCCCTTACAGAGGATTTTAACACTCTTCTTGTCTGTATTATGTTGCCTATGTGTACTTCATTTAAGGTAAAAAAGAGAGATGTAAGCAAGCTGCTTACACCCTCAGGTGGCTAAAATCTCCAGTTTGGTTCATACTTAGCCCCTTACTTAGTTATTATGTATAGCCTGTATTTTACCTATCGACCCTTCCTGCTATATGGGGTAGAACCCTGCCAAGAACGCGCTCCCACAAAGACGTTTAAAAATGTTATTTGCTCATTTACGTGGATGAGTAGTGCTTAATGTGCGTATTGAATAAATTAAATACCATAATACAACCGGTATCGCCACAATTACAATTACGTATATAATAGCAGATACTGCCATTATACTAGTGAATATTGCTAATAGCACTATAAGTATTATTGTGGTTTTAAGTATTTCCATTTGGTGCTCCTGTTGAGAATAGTTTATCTACTTCACTTTCTTCTTCTTCTTCGCTATCGAGTGCAGCGAAGTTTAATGGAGTTTTAAATAGAACAACTGATACAACTGCTGAACCTATCATTGAAACAATCATCCCACCTTGTCCAGTATCACCAAATAACCATACGAATGCTACCATAAATCCTACATCTAGTGTAGCGTCCATATAGCGTTCCATTTGTATTTTCTTAATTATAATAATCCAGTTAAAGGCCGCGATTATACCTACTATGATAAATAACATTTGTTTTCCTTTGTTGTAGAGAGATAGACCCTATAGTACACTCAAACTTACCTTTGTTGAGTATACTATAGAACTTACCTAATTAATGTTATTTCCCTTTGTTATTGGCTCAATTTTACATTGTTCATAAGCTGGAAGAGTTCTATAGTTTAAATATTCTCTTACTTTACTTTCAGCTAAAGTTATGTCTGTAGCTGGTTTGTCTAACCATTCGTATATATATGTAACTATTTATTCATAAGGTACCTTTTATTATAGTATTTTCATTCTTCTTTACTTCTTGTTTATAACATTGTGATTGTGTAAAAAAAAAAAGGAATAACACACCCGAAGGCGCGCTATTTCTTATTTAAGGGCAGTCATAGCACATTTAAAGTCTACGACTGGTGTCACATTAACCATTAACTCATTCCATTCTTTGATTGCATTACGTTTAATGTTAATGCTTCTGAAATAGTTATTAATGATAGACTCACGATTTTTATTTACAAGTTCTAGCTGACTAGCTGCAAGTCTGCGTGTACGTAGTGCATGAACTGGAGATACAATGAATGCGTCGTGAATAGTTAAACACCATTCACTGTTTAATGCTACGTAATCTGCAATTTGACTATCAACCCCATGTACTAAAAGTGTAGCAAAGTATCGTCTGAATTGATTTAAATCAGGTACTGATGATGTATGTGTATGCGCAATTGCTTCAACTGAGCTACTGTCCGTAGAGTAAATGGGATAGCGTTTAGTGTAGTCACCTACTCTACGGTACCTATTACATTCAATATTGAATGTATCATTCCATACGGTAACAGTCATATTCTCTTGTGGTTGTACATTATCAATGATTAAGTTCTTGAACTGATTAGCTAATGTGTATTTTCCGCTGTTTAGTTCATAGTTCATGATACCAACTTGCTCAGCTGTATAGTTTGTAATTTTGTTTTTAGTCCATAAATCACGAACAGGTGCACTTGAACCATAAAGGTATGGTGTAGCTGCGAATTTAACCATAGGTCTAGTAAGTTTATCTACTTTCCATGGGTCTGTAATTGGGCCTTCTATAGCGTTTGTAATTGTAAGCAGATTAAGGTCATTAAGTAAGGCTCCTTCAATTTGTAACATTGAAGCCCCAAAATCGAGCTCTATAGGCACTGTCCACTGAAATGGTGCTATACTCGTATGTGCATTTAATGCATCTAATTCTACATAGAGTCGTTCTAGCCATATAAGCTCATGTAGTTCTTTACGATCATCTTCGTTTGAAAGATTAAGCTCTGGTAATGTACGCGCTACGTATGATGAGTAACCAAATGATGCTTTAGCGTCTTCGTTATCAGCTTCCTTCATACCAAGTAATTCTGCAATGAATAGGTATACTGCAAATTTAGTATCAATAAGGTCTTCAGGTTTAACTGATACAGCTGGGACTTGAATAAGTAGTGCTCTAGCGTCTTTAAACCCTATTGGATTAAAGATACGTGCTAAGCTAGAACTGATTGCTCTACCCCTGCTATCATTGTAATTAGCACCAAGTGTAAAGCTCTCATCTGGTGAATACATGTGAAAGTCGATGATATCTTTGCTGATTGAAGTGTAATCAGCTCCGTCTTCAATAAGCGTATAGGTTTCAGCTATCTTCATCATACCTTTAATAGTATTAGATATGATAGTATCGTAGTATCTATGAAGCATAACTGTATCATATTTAAATGGTGCTGTACCTGCTTTAGCAAAGCCATCGCGGATTAGCCCTGTATTGCGTGTTGCACCATTCTGACGAGTTTTTCTGCTACTACGCGTAGTAGTGTCAGATGCCATACGGTAATCTGCGAACTTCGCGTCTCTACGAATAGCAAGAAGGTCGTCTTTGTCTAAGTAGTCAAGTAGCTTAGTTTCTACTAAAGACATTTCTGCCCAATGTCTGCCTGATACAACAAGTGAGTAAATCCAACCTGCGTCTGATGCACGTTTAATAAACTGATTGAATGCACGTGGGTCGTTGAATCGGTCAAACCAATATGGTGTTGATACTGCTCCCTCGTTGTTAAGGTATGCTTTCCATAACGCTTTCCATAACGCTGTTTCCACTTCTGAGAACTCTCCTAGTTCTACTGGTACTGGCAATTTGCCCTCTTGTATTTGCATGCGAAATGCGACTCTGGCTTTTAATCCATTAATGCTAGGTATTGCACTCATGTTATTCCTTTGATTTAGTAGGGTCGAAACCCTACAGATAGCTAGTGATTACACTGATTTAAATGTGGCTGTGTCGTCGATTGATGCATCTGCATTATTGGAAGATGGGGTAAGAAGTAAGTTATCCTCCATAGTCTGTTGCGCTTTGATAACGCTACGTTCTTCAATAAAGTTAAATTTAGCTTGTGTGATTTGGCTGAAGTCTGGGTCGATTAAACCAAGTGCACGAGATAGTTTCTCGAGAATAGCTTTAGTTTCAACGGCATCTCCACCTATCCCATGCATGATTGTGCCTGTGAGTTTGTCGAAGTATGTATTACGACCGATTGCATCTGCAAAGCCTACAGCATGCTCATCTGTTAAGTCACGGAATACTCCAAGTTCTGAGTGCATAAGACATGCTTCGTCTAATGCAACGAAACCAAGTTTCTTCTGTAGTAATACAGTACGAAGAGCACCTATGAGTGCATTTGCTTGATGGCCAAAATTAAATTCACCATAACGAGTAAAATGTTTGTTGCTGATAGCATCAAGTGGGTCTGTGATTAGCTTTAGAGATGCATTATCTTGCGCAGCAATTTCGTCTGTAAGGTACCTGTCTGATTGTACATAGTTCAATTCATTGGTGAGTTTACGTTCTTCTATTTTACCTTCGAGTGCTACTGCTCTGTCTAGTTTTGCTTTAGCTAGTTGCTCTAGCAATGTTGGTTTGTTATCGGATGTTGTTCCCATGGTATGTTCCTTAAGGTTTATTTGGTGGGTTAGAGGCATTTCAGCACGCGCATAAAATAAGATCCTACTAGATGGAAATACATTAGTAGATATAGTTACTTAATTCGTTTACCTGAGATATGCCATGTACCTACTGAAGTAGGGTATTGTGTTTCTAAATACCATAATGTATCTGATAAGTAAGAATGAAGCGTACCAAGAAAACTAGTTCCAAGTACTTCTTGTATTGATTCCTGCATCATTTCGTATATATCTTGCTTCTGTTTGGCTAACCATACTTCGGCACGATTGAATTTAAAAATTATAGCTAATATAGCTACTGATTATGCATTTCATCTATTTCCTTTGGATGACAGTAAATCAATGAATGATTCACATAATTCTTTACTGCCTATACAGTGGATGTCGGCACCTCGCACTTCAAAGAAGTAACGATATGCTTCAGGACGAACTAATGGTTTATAACCTATGGTAATAAGTATATAAGTGGGCATTAGAAAGGCTACTTTACGCGTAGTAGGTAGGAGCTACCAATTCTTTTGCATATTTAAATGCTTCATGCCCTGACATTTTGGTAGTACTAGATTCTGACCATTCTAAGCCTTTAGGAGTTTCTCGTACGCAACGTACAAGGTATTCACTCGTCTTATCGTCGGCGTACGGGCAGCCAACGTCGAAGTCGACATTCCACGCAACGATAGTAGAACTCCAGTAAGTGCTAAAAATGTTGTCTAGTAATTCAGTTGCTGTATTATGTTTTGAGTAGTCTACTAATGTGAGTAATTCTTTGAGTGTTGGCAATCTCCAATCAGTATGAAGTATAGGAGATTTTGTAGATAATTTATTAACTGATGATTCAAATTCAGTTAATAGTAGGTGGCATTTATCATGCAGCTCGGCGATAGTACTACGACTATCTGTAGATATGCGGCTATTATGTAGATGAACTGCAAGTATCTTAGCTGCTTGTTCAACTGCTTCATATGCAGATGGTTCAAAGAAGTCCGCTTCTATTGTGGATTGGTTGTTGATATGCATTGTTATTCCTTTTATGCGTAGTAGCATGTTGCGGCTGGAAAACTAGTTTGTATGTAGTTTATCCCATAAGGCTAATGTATGCGTGTGATTACTATGACCATAGTGAATATGAGCATAGTATGCGTGTATTTGTCTATAACGAGATTGGGTTAATAGTAACCATAGGTGTCTAATGTAGTTCATGATGTACTCCTTGAAGGTGGGTTGAAGTTATTGGATTTTGAGTTGGTATGTTGAGCTTTGGGTGGTTGGAGATGTATGCCTGACATTCGGATTTTGAGCCTTTGTAAAGTGATTTGTTATCTGATGATAAGGCGCGGTATTCGTTGGCTTCTGCATTGATTGTTGAGATAAACATGGGTATCCTTGTTATTTGGATGATTTGGGTTATGCTGGCATGCTGTTGTTTCTTCTATTATCTATATACTGTGCGAAATCGCAAGAGCGAAAGACTTAGTATTAGTAGCTCCATGGAGCTATTATTTTGTACTGTATCCCCCTTATTATACAGCTATTACTTGGATTTGCTATTTGCTCTTGACAGATTAGCTCAAAGTAAGTATAATTAGCTCAAAGACACATAAGGAGTTCCCATGAGAACGCAAACAATAGGAAGAGCGAATGTGCTCACTGTATTAGAACACAATGTATCGGCTCTTCATCCGCTCCATACTGCTGAGCAGTTCCAAGGCCTACTAAATGATATACGATTAAATGGGCAAAAAGAACCTGTTAAAATGTATAGAGGTAAACTTGTAGATGGTCGTCATAGACTAAAAGCATTGAAACAATTGGGAATTGCGTATATAGAATATGTAACACTTCCTAATAACCTGACACTGGCGCAGTTGAAAGATGAAGTAATTTCTAGTGAGATGAGACGGCATCTAACACCTACTCAATTAGCGTTGAAAGCACTAGATGTGTATGATGCTGGCAGTATAACTCAAGAAGGTGCATGTGTACAAACTCAAGCAACTCTAGCCCAACTTAAGCGAGCATTAGCTATACAGAAGATAGGCCGTAATGATATACTAATACATCTACGTAGTGGTAAATTATTTGATGTGAGTACAACTAGTAAATTTGCTAAGCCAACTGATAGCTTAGGTGCAATACTAAAGTACTTGAAAGATAAGCAGTTTACTGATGCTGTTAAACTACAAGCTACTGTTAAGTTAGATACCATTGCTGAGACTACTTCCCAATTTAGTACTGTATTAGCTGATGGCTTATTAGCTACTATGAAAGCATTGAGTGATGCTGAGCGTTCATACATACTGCAGAAGTTAGCAGAAAGTGTGTAAAGGCGTGCCTAAATTAGATACGTTTAAGTTCCGAAATAGAGTACATAAAACCTCTCTCAAACTCCCTGCTTGCTTCAAGTAATTTCCTAGATATCTATATAACCGAACAACTATGGTCGTCTATCTGGTCCAACATCTGCTACAATCCATGCATATACGCAGTAGATAACTGATAGTGTAATAAATATTTCCATTATGCTTGTCTCCTGATAGTGTATAGCGTATACCTATGTTTATAGGCGCTACAATCACCCGCCATCAGATATTTGTTATAGTGTAACCCCCACAAAGCTGTAGGCAGTATTATACTTAGTATTAGTATTGCGTGTCCCATGGTGCGTCCTTTGTTGTGTTTATTACGAGCTAGTAGTTCCCCACTAAATGGAAGTACTGTTGGCGAGGTAGATAGTTCATCCCCTTCCAAGCCGTCCTTTGTTCCGTGTGTGTAAATGAAAGCAGAGGGACTAACTCTGCTAATGTTACTACCTGCTAGCACTATCCAGGTCAGGAGGATAGTTTTGTTAAACTAACCACGGTAGTTGTGTATGGGCTTAGTCGAATAGACGATCCATAATATCTAATTGAGCTTTAGCTTTGAGCTTCTGTTGCGTTGTAGCATCCTCCATAGCTTCTTCGAATGCACTCAATTTGAAGGAACGTAATGCTGCATTGATTTTGTTATCTGCTTTTGCTTCTGCAAGAATGTCTTCAGTGTACTCACTACCTGTAGTTGCTATATCTGAAACTATCTTCATAGTTGGTTTTATTGAGTCTGCAGATGAGTCTGCTATTGTTGTAATAATGTTACTTACCCCTGTTACAACCGCTGTTGCTGCGCCGAATGTTGCACTAATTGAAGTGCTGATTTCTTTGAATAGTTTCGCCATGGTAAATTCCTTTTGCCTGTATAGGACTTGTAGTATAGAGTTGATTGGGTAATTAATACCTACTTAGATGGAAGTACATTAGTAGAGACAACTAAAACGGGTCTTGATCCCGCCATAGTGCCGATATGTTTATAATGATTACTGCGAGTAGTAGAGGTATGGCTACTGTGAGTAGGACTGTAAAGGTAGTTTGCATGCTAGTATGCCTTATACCCTGTTAGTAGTTCCTGCATAGCTGCTGCGGTTACATCTTTAGCAAAGTCAGTACCGAATATAGCTTCTATTGTTGTTGGTTCCGTAGCTATACCAGTAATCAGATGGTATTTAGTATTGATGATAGCTTTGAATGCTTGTAAGCTGTCAATGATAAGAAGCTGTTGCTTGTCAGCTTTGGTGCTGAATAGTTTGGTTTCTGCCCAAAATGATACAACTAATGTAGTAGTGTCTGCAAACTGCTCATATGTCGGCAGTGTAGTTTGAGTAGCGTGTGTCTGTTGTGGTTTAGCTGATGCTTTTGATTGTGTTTTATAGTATGCAGGTCGTTGGTAAGTAGACATGATGTCCTCCTTTGAGATGTGTAGAGTGGGTAAGCCCGAAGGCAACTAGGGTTGTAGCTTTGCTTAGCGGTTAGCTAAATACTCTGCTGTTTCTGATGGAGTTAATAATACTCCGTCAATTATAATGCATGTCATGATTGATTCCTTGTGATGTAATTGAGCGTAATGCTTCCTCGTTGAATGGAAATACATTAGTAGAGATGGTTGCCATTACGTCTAAGTATGGTGTGGTTGAATGTAGTAGCAGGCGATGTAACTAGGTCGTGATTCCATTCCTTACGGTTTGTGCGTGTGTAACGCTTAGTGAGTGGGATGCATCTGACGAGGCTGTTGTCTGTTTCAAATATTACTGTGCCTGTTGTGTTACATCTCATAGCTTGTGTAGCAGTTTTGTAGAGTACGATTGCTTCGTCTCTAGTGATAGTAGTGATTACCGTATTGTACTCCTTGCAGTGTTAGCTTATGCTATATAGGTATTGTTGATCCTTACTTGAATGGAAGCATGAGAGGAGAGTCAGCCGCTGATGGATGAGATGATACTGTGGCAGTATGTATAGTGAGCTGATGCGACAGTAGTTAATGAGACGGATGGCTGAGAAAAAAGGATGGTAAGTAGTCAGCTGATAGGGGGGGTGGATGTTTTGCTGATGTGTAATTGTGTAGAATACTAACACCTCACAAAAAAATTTGGTTTCCCGTAACATTCGATACCCATTCGACCTGCCTAACGATCCATCGTATATACCCCTCAACATCTCATATCTCATCTATACGTGATAATTATGTGTAACGTAAGTAAATATACATTATCATGCCACGATAACGTACAGGAGAACTATAATGAGTAATAAGGTAGAAGAAAGATACAGAAGACGAGGCGGAGCTGTAAATGAAGCATTTGAACTAACGTATGTCAGCTTCCTAGTAATTCCACGTACACTGCTAATGGGTATGCCAACAGATGGGCAGGATAGGTTTGTAGTACTGCTGGATGAGTATGATGAAGCATGTGGTAAGCTAGTACCTGATAACGAGTTGGGTATAAATGTAACGTTCAAGAAAGATGGTAAGTTCTGTAGAATACCAGATACGTATGCTAACTATAAACATGTAAAACATGAGGATGTATTATCGCTGGAGAGATCTAATAATAACTAATGCTACATGTGCTTATGTGTCTATGAGGACCTAGAAAGTAGTGGGTAAGTTAGTTAACAATACGAAGGTGCTACTAGATAGAAGGAGAGATTAGGTATGTTTGTAGGGTGCAAAACACACATACCAGCAGAGTTCCCAGAGTACCATTTCCTAATAGAGTGGATAACTTACATCCATGGCACATTGAGGAGAGCGCTGATGAGCTAGTCGCATTCCTCAATAACAACCAATTTGAAATAGTAGACACTATAGAGTTTCTAATGAGTAGCGATGGTGGAATAGTATGGGAAGCATACGATTAATAATAGGTTAAGTTAAGTGGTAGTGCAATATTGCTTATAAATAAAAGAGGAGAGTACTATGGCAATTAATGGTGTAAAGCCTATTGCTACAGCAGTAACACATAGTATGAGTTATAGTACCTTTTATTTCCAGGGTACTACACTATAAAGCAATTCTTCACTCCGAAGAGCTACTGGAAAGTAGCTTCTTTGGAAGCACACCCAATCAAACTACTTACAGAAAACAAACAAGTAATGCGGCATAGAGTACTGGTAACTCAGGAGTTTCATACGCTTCGATATACAGGTTCAAACCCTGTTGCCACAACCAACGGGGAATTAGCTCAGCTGGGAGAGCGCCTGCCTTGCACGCAGGAGGTCAGCGGTTCGATCCCGCTATTCTCCACCATATATGCTGAGTAAGCCAACTAAGTAGAAGTACTAGCCAGTTCGCAGCTTGCCATCCACACTTAATGGGCACCTATAAATAATTATGATATAATTCAGTACAGTAAACAAAAAGGTTAAAATATGAAAGACAAGTATGATGTACTAAACGATGCTATAGAAGAGTTTATTCAGGATGCTAGCTTAAGTAGTTAGTAAAAAATGTGTGTTGAGTGCTGATGAGGTTTTAGGTAAGCTAGATGAAATAGCTCTCCCATATGAAAAACAATGTGCAATTGCAGTATATAACTATACAAATAGAATACAATAAGTGGGTATGCCGGACTATTTATACGGTATGGCAGAAGTAGTTGTGCTACAACTCGTTTGGTTCATGTGAACTAATGGCTACCTTTAGTTGGTTTAAGGTTGTGTTATGTACACTTATAAAGTAAATTCATACCACACCATAAAGGACATAGATGAAACTTGTACTAGAACCGGAAAGACCAGAGATAGACTCAATTTGGGAAGAATACGTTCCCATCCTCCAGAAAGACAACAACTACTATATACACCTCACAGAAGAAATAGTCTCACCAAGTGAATACAACAAAACATGTTACTTACTAGAGAATGCACTAGAAACAGATGTAGTGCACTTGCTAATCAACTCGCCTGGTGGGCTATCCGATTCTGCGTTCATGGTAATCAATAGTATGATTAATTCAAAGGCTAAGATAATTGGTAGGATAACAGGCAATGCGTCAAGCGCTGCTACAATGATAGCGATGTACTGTGATGAGCTGATTGTAGGTAGATTTTCTACTATGATGTGCCATAACTATAATCATGGCGCACAAGGTACAGGAAACCAAGTTAAGACATACGTAGACTTTATAGACCCAGAATTCACAAAGGTGGTTAAAGAAGTGTATAAAGACTTCCTTACACCTGCAGAGATGAAAAGAGTGTCATCTAACGATAAAGAGATATGGTTGAATGAGCAAGATATTCGAGCACGTTGGGATAATAAATTAGCTAAAAGAGCTATAGATAAGGTTGTGTAATGTCTAAGATATCCGTGGATACAAATATACTTATTAATGATAGTAGTATCCTATTCGATACTACTAAGGAGTTCGTAATTAGCTTCCAGGTACTCAGAGAACTGGATAAGCTGAAACGTAACCCAGATTTAAAGCGTAGTGCTCAAACAGCTATCAAGAACGTAAAGGTACAGCTACTTGCAGGTAAGATAAAGATCCTCAACGTGCCAACACTAACTGAACTGGGTGATTCACCAGATGAATGTATATTACTTGATACATACAATAGTGGTGCTAACTTTCTGAGTGAGGATATAAACGCCACAGTTATAGCTATGGCTTTAAGTATACCCTTATCAGATATGGATGCTGAGGCAGCTATAGACTATGGGTATACAGGGTATAAAGAAGTAACTATAAATGATGAGTACATTAAGACATTACGAACACTGAAAGAGATGCCACAGGCAGAGTTCGAAACAACTATGTCTATAGTGCTGGGCATCAATGAATACTGTATAGTGTGCGATGGGACAGAACTTCCTGATATATGGAAAACTAAAATAGACATAGTTAACGGGGAAAGTGTTAGTAAAGTGGTTCGCATATCACAAAAAATGTCACCATACACCAGTGCTGGGGTGTGCGGCGTACAACCATTGGATACTATGCAAATGTGTGTGCTAGATGCTGTGTTTGATACAACATGCCCTTTAGTAGTGGTAGACGGTGTATTAGGGACTGGTAAGACTATGCTCAGTATGATGGCGGCATTGGCCACTACACAAGGTGAGAAAAGGTACCAACACTACGACCAAGTGTTCGTAACAGCATCACCGGAGTCAGTTAATAAGAGCCTATACACTGGGTACAAGCCCGGCAGTAGCGAAGATAAGTTATCAGGTCACTTATCAGGGTTTAAGTCGAACTTGAAGTTCTTACTAGACCCTAAAAGAGTTAAGGAAAACAGAAAGATTAAGAATCCAGACGAGGAGGAAGAAACTCCTTCTGAGAAGGCGTGGCGAAGTAACTTTAGTGTAGTTGAGATTGATGAGATGCAAGGTATGAGTTTACATAATAGCATACTGCTTGTGGATGAGTCCCAGAAACTAAGTGAAGATAGCTTAAAGTTGATACTATCTCGTATAGCTGAAGGCTCTAAGGTTGTGCTTATGGGAGATACCGTAGGACAGGTATACTCACTCAACCGTGGTCACGAGGGGTTTAAAGTACTCCTAAGGCATTTAGGTAAGTCACCAGAGATGTGTTATATCAAACTTGCGAATATCTACCGATCAGAGCTAGCTAAGTTCGTTGCTAAGATATTCAATGACTAAGTAAGGTATTGTTTAAGTGTAATGTAGTATACTACTACACTTAAACAATACAGGGAGTTACGATGGCTTGTAAGTCTAAATCTCCTAAACCGAAAAAGTAACTAAGTAAACACACCTCCTCCACCTCTTTACAATGTGCCAACGAGGGGGTTTTCCAGTATAAGGTTCCCCAAATGCTTCCCAAACGAAAACAACATAAAATTAGAGAGAATGGAACTGTTTACCTAATAGAAATTACATTAGGAGACGACATAGTGTATAAGGTTGGTGCAACAGCTAATAGTGCGAGGTATAGGGTATTACAATTGATAGCTGGTATGGAGAAGGAATATGGATACTTCCCTCTGGTTAGGTTACTTAAGGAAGAGCGATGCGCAAACTACTACCAAGTAGAGAAACGAGTACATAATCAGTTATCTGAGTATAGGTACATAAGATGCAGGACATTTGATGGTAGCACAGAGGTATACAAATGTGGAGCTGAAGATGTACTTAGAGTATACAATACAGAGCTATTCAATAGTAATGATATAGTAGAAAATGATGAGCTGTTAGAGTGGTAATGGCGAATACTTCAATACGACTTCAATATAAATATGGTATACTACATAAAAATAATATGTAGGAAGCACTAAATGAGTGAAATAAAAGCAAAAGATATGGCGAATTATCCTGTTACAGATGGTATACCGTTGGATAGAGAGACACTAGTTAAACATATGCCGAAGGGGTTTAGTGGTAAGATAACCGATGAAATACTAACTATGCTAAATAATGTCGAGAATGACACAGGTATGAGTAAGGAGCTATTCAGTGAGCAGTTATACTCATACACCCACTTACTTACAGGTGGGGTAGGGATTGAGACACTATCCAATGCTATAAAGTTCGTGAACTTACGTATGCTTCCAAAGATGGGAGCTGCTAAAGCATTCTCTATAGTGTTCCCGGAGAAAGCTAAAGAGATAGAGGATAGAGGTGCAACAGTAGACTCATTCGCATCTATGTATGCTGGAACTAAAACGGTTGTAGCTGTACAAAAGTTAATACTAGTTCCAGTATATATATCACATGCTCCCATACATAATGCTATGTTAAAGAAGTTATTTGACTTGAGCAATGGCATAGGTGCTAAAGCTGATGATAGGGTAAGCCCCACTGTGCAGATGAATGCTGCTATAGCACTCCGTGATGCAACTAAAATGCCAGAGGATAATAGTGTAACACTCAAGATAGGTATGACAGATGACGCTACGAAGATACAGCAAGGACTGTTCGAACAGCTAGCAATGAATAGTGAGCTGCAGTTAGCTGCATTGAGGTCTGGTAGGAGTATAGGTGAGATTCAAAGGATTGGTGTAAGCACCGATAAAATCCTAGAAGCGGAGATTGAGTAATGGCTGAGAAAACAGAACTAGAACTATGGGATGAACTGCCTGGCGTAACAGGTGATGAGGATAGTATACCATACAAGAATTGGCAGGAATATGAAGTAGCTGTAGCAGAGGGTAAGGACACAGTACCAGATGTACCAGTAGTGAGAAAGCTGCCAGGTAGAAAGGAGTATGAGTTCAGTGTGGATAAGGCACTAGATTCAATCGACTTGACGTTCAATGGATACATACCAAGTAAAGAGGCTATAGAGTTCTTCAATATAATTAGATTAGTACTCGGGGAAGACCCAGAAGTTAATAATAGCTTAATGCATTATTTCCTAGTAGATTTACTGTTTGGGAATATAGAAAGAAATCAGTACCCGTACAGCAAAGAGATACAAGATAAGCTTAGGATTAATAGCAGAAAGGTGGCAATCATTGCGGCCAGAGGTAGTGCAAAATCGACAATAGTTACAGCGTTCTTCCCGATATATGTGGCTATAACAGGTAAGGTACCAAACTTTGGTAGCTTGATGTTCATGGTAGGATTTGGTGATAGTCAACAAGCGGGGGCTAAAGTACAAGCTAACACCATACGTGATATATGCGAAGATAGCGCCTTCTGCAAGGAGTACTTCGAGAAGATGAGATTCACTGACGAAGAGTGCGAGTTTATAAGAAAGGGTCCAGAGAAAGTGCGAAAGCGGGCATTCATGTATAAAGTAAAGGGAGCTGCAGGAGGATCAGTGCGTGGTATTCGTTACAAGACTGAGCGTCCAGGTATGATACTATTTGATGACATCATCAAGAATGAAGCAGACGCTAATTCAGATGTAATTATGGCTAAGTTACAGAGTATGATATATCTAGATGCAGAGAATGCGCTAGGGTCAATGAAAGGTAAGGTAGTTATCATCAACACTCCGTTTAACAAACGTGATCCAGTATATAAAGCACTAGAAAGTGGAGTATGGACACCAATATGTTTACCTATATGCGAAAAGATATACTCAGGTATGCCCCGTGAGCTATATAGGGGTGCATGGGAAGAAGCACATAGTTATGATAGAGTAATGGAAAGATATGAGGACTCAGTAGGTACTGATACACTACGTGGATTTAACCAGGAGCTAATGCTTAGGATTGCAGATGAAGGTAGTAAGCTAATCAAAGATGGACAGATACAGTGGGTCAGTCGGAAACTGCTTGAGAAGAATTTAAATAACTACAACATATACATAACAACTGACTTCACGGCTAGTAATAGTAAGAAAGGCGACTTTAGTGGTACATTCGTTTGGGCACTAAGTAGTGGAGGTGATTGGTTCCTATTAGATATGAGCTTAAAGAAGTTAGGTATTTCGGAGCAATATGAGCCGTTATTCCATATGGTTACTAAATGGGGTGGTAGGCACGGTAGGCAAGTTACTGTTGGCGTAGAGATAGACGGACAGCAGCAGATTAATTTACACGTGTTAAAGAAGATGATGATTGAAAAAAATACATACTTCACATTCGCTAGACAGATTGGGCAACCATTCGGTAGCGAGGGCATTAGCAGACGGCGAGCGGGTGGTAAGAAGCATGAGCAATTTATGCGAGTACATCCACTATTCCAAACTGGTAAGATGTTCCTCTGTGAAGAGCTACAAGATAGTCCAGATATGGCTGAACTGCTAGAGGAACTAGGATACGTGACGTGGGAGGCAATCACTAGCACACACGACGATGGGCTGGACTGTGTAAGCATGCTACCACATATGGAAGTTATATTACCAGCTAAAGTTGTAGTCGCTATGCATAAAACAAGCGCCCATCAAATGTGGGGATTTGAGGAGGAAGATACGCAAGAGGTTAATGGGTATGCTGGATACTAAGGTGTAGTAAAGGATAGTTAGTGTACTATACTATGTAAATAAATAGGAATGTAGCATGACACTAAAACGACTTAAAGCAACTACTAATGGACTACTAACTGCTGATAATACTTTAACTGAAGATCCTGAGGCTGTTTTAGGCTTACTAGAAATGGCGTTTAGTGATGTTATCGCACATGCAGATGCACTACATCTCATGACATTAAATAGAACCGGTAATATCTTTCGATTAGCACAAGGTAAGTATGTTGTTAGAATGCCAGAATTACCTACAACAGACGAAGATGAATTAGATCTTGATAATGAGCTATGCTTCGCGGTTGCACGTTTTATGGCCAGCTATATGAGCGAGAAAAAGAGTAGTGTGCATTTCACTGAAGCAAAAAGACTTATACGTAATTACAATAGTAAAGTCTTTGAAATACTAGAAACAATTAAAGACCAAGGAGACGGTACATATGACACTAGCCCAACTCACTACGCTTAATGATAATAGTTCCGAGCGTGAGCTTACTATTGATGACGGTATAGCGTTTGCTAAAGAGTTACTACATGCGGAAGAAGCGTATTTTAGAGAAGATGCCATACTTGGTGCAGGTTTCTACACATGGAATGAGAATTTCATAACACTAATTCAACAGTCATTAGCGGAGAATAAGATAGCCAACTTCAGTAAACCACAACGCGTAGTATTTGATAAGTATATATTATTACTAACAGATGGTATAACTGGGAATGAGTCAGAAGACATAATTGAACTAGATACATACCTCGGAGGGTTACAAGGATGATAGGAAAACAATTTACGGATAGTGTAAACTACTTGGCTGGGCTAGACCACTCGTATGGTAAAGCGTTTAGTTTAGTAAAAAATAATATATCTATGCAGACTGGTAAGGTATACTCATGTACCGCTACACTTAATTTATATGATGATACAGATAAGTTGATACACCCTGTGGTCTTGGCAGATGACACGGTAACCCTAGCAACTATCGAGGCATTTATAGCATCTATTAAAACAACTATAGAAGCATCATACCCAACTGTAACAGTGGAAAGTTCTGCTGTTGGTGCATTACAATTAATAACTATTAAAGTTGCTGGGGCTACAGATGATACTCGCTATCTAATTAATGGGTTTACGTTAGAGATTAAAATAGATGGGTCGCAGTTGTATACTGTAGATGCAGATATACTCAACCCATACAATGTCATACCCTCATTAGTTATGAATATGGACACAATGGTCACATCTGGTATGGCGATCACTAACAACATAGCAGATATACAGTCTGTAATTGATAATATTGATGTCGTAAACACAGTTGCACTGAATTCTATAGATGTAAATCTGGTAGCAGGGAGCATTGCTAACGTGCATGCAGTTGGCGAAAACTTACTAGACGTAGGAGTAGTAAGTAACAACATACTTGATGTAAATATAGCAGCAGATAATATAGCTAGTATTAATACTGTAGCAAATGATTTAGCATTAGGAGTAGATAGTAATATAGTTATTACATCTACAGGTATGGATAATGTGACGATAGTAGCAACCAATATAGATGGCACTATAAGTGCAGATATACCTTTAGTGGCTAATAGGATAACTAATGGGGATTTAGATAAAGCATTAACAAACATAGACCATTATAATGCTACTAATCTTGGGCCGTTAGCTATTGAGCCTACAATACTTACACATCCGTTGCTTAGTGTGGGAGACTACTATTTCAATACTGTGACATTGCAAGAGCACTACTACGATGGGGTTATATGGAATACTAGGCAGTATACAGATAGCGCTATAAATACGTTTACTAATAAGACTATAGATAGTATAACTAATAGCGTAGGTGCTAACCACATGTACTATAAAGTTAGAAATGAGAGTGGGAGCACTATCCCAAGAGGGACTGTTATAACAGCAACAGCTACCCAACCAGGTACTGACTATCTAGAAGTAGAACCTATAGCAGATACAACGACTCAAATCGCGCTTGGCATTACACGTGCAGATATGCCCACTAATTCCATCGGGCTAACTACGAACTCAGGGCTGACTGAGGATTATGTGAACACTAGTGCCTGGGCAGAAGGGACTATACTGTACCCGTCCAATGGTGGTGGACTAACAAACGTGCAACCAACTAGCGGGGCTTACCAAGCATGTGCACTAGTTATGCGTAGCCACGTAACACAAGGAAGATTGCTCATAAGATTCAGTAATCCTATATATATAGCAAGTACTACGCAAAGTGGGTATGTTCAGCTAAACAACACACTTACTAGTACTAGTACTACCAAGGCATTAACAGCTGCTCAGGGCAAAGCACTACAGGATACTAAGGTAGATGAGAATGCACCCATAACAGCCGGAACTGCTACAAAGATTACGTATGATACTAAAGGTTTGGTAACAGTCGGAGGTATGCTAAGTGCTGAAGACCTACCAAATATAGATGCCTCCAAAGTAACCACTGGAACGTTGGGCGTAGCACGAGGTGGTACAGGTGCAACTACTAGTACAGGAACAGGTAGTGTTGTACTGAATACTGCTCCAACATTAGTAACCCCAAACATAGGAGTAGCTACTGGAAGCAGCTTTAACGCTATCACAGCGTTAGCCGCTACACCATCTCCTATGGATGGTGTAGCAGGTACAGGGGTAAGTACGACGGTTGCTAGACAAGACCATGTACATCCAAGTGATGTCAGTAAAGCAAATGATTCTGCGGTGGTTAAACTTACAGGTAATCAAACCAAAGCAGGTGTATTAAATCTTACGTCAAGCCCAATAGTGCCAGTACCAACACTAAACTTTCAACCTACCGTAGCACGAAGCACAGGAATAGTAGTACGAGTGCCCGAAGATTACGAAACTATAAACCTAGCACTAAAATACTTAAGTGGCTTTAGACATCTATATGTAAAAAATGGTGTACGGTGTGAAGTAAGTCTGGCAAATGGCTATGTTATAGCAGAACAAATATTTGTGAATGGTATAGATTTATCGTACATAACTCTAACAAGTAGAAGCACAACGGGGGCAGGATACGAAAATGGAAAGCACTTAGTGGATAGAGCAGCGTTAACTACAGAGTTTAGTGTAGCAGATTATGGTATTACAAGTTACCCTGTTATAGGAGCAAAAAAAGACGGGAAAAGCCCTGTACTGAGCTTTGTTTTAGATTGTCAGGTTGTGCTAGGCAGTGAGACTGCAGCCGACCTTAAACATGGCCTCTTTGCTATAGGTGGTGGCAGCATATCTTGTACACACACGGCTGGAGCTATACAATGTTCAGGCCATGCAGCGTTTACACGAGCAGGAGGTACAATCTCAGCAGAGAATATGACAAATAGTTCAGATAGTAGCTTTGCAGCGTACGCACAAGGAGGTACAATCTCAGCATCTACTATGACAAATAGTTCAAATAGTAGCTTTGCAGCGTACGCACAAGAAGGTACAATCTCAGCATCTACTATGACAAATAGTTCAAATAGTAGCTTTGCAGCGTACGCACAAGAAGGTACAATCTCAGCATCTACTATGACAAATAGTTCAAATAGTTATCATGCAGCGTATGCACAAGCAGGTACAATCTCTGCGTATGCTATGACAAATAGTTCAAATAGTTATCATGCAGCGTATGCACGAGCAGGTACAATCTCTGCGTATGCTATGACAAATAGTTCAAATACTGGCTTTGCAGCACATGCACGAGCAGGAGGTACAATCTCAGCAGAGAATATGACAAATAGTTCAAATAGTAGCTACGCAGCACATGCACGAGCAGGCACAATCTCTGCGTATGTTATGGTATGTTCAAACACCACAGCGAGTACGGTAGAATTAGTAAGAATTTTAGCTGGAGGTATAATAACGAACGACGCTGGAGTTTGGACAAACTTAGGCACTGGTGCAAAATGCAATGTGGCGGCAGGTACAATCTCTGCCAACGGCTATATAAATAGAATAGGGTAAAAAATGATAACAATAATAAATAAACACGGTAAATATACGGGAACACAGTATGGAGAGATATCTAAAGAGGCTCTAGATTGGCACGTTAGTCAGGGAGATACTTGGATAGATTTGCCTAAGTTTGAGCTTGATTTTATAGAAGGGGAAGAGCCAGATTATGGTGCTCCAGCTGCAATAGAATTGCTTAGCATTACTTCAAGAGAGGCAAAAGCAGCCAAGCAATTAGCCCTCAACTCTATTACAGTAACTGTAAATGGTAAGGTATTTGATGGCAGAGCTAAGGACCAAGTGAATATAATGGCAGCTATACAAGCAGCTACATTACTAAACATTACAGAAACAGAATGGGTTATGAGTGATAATGTTCCTACCTTAGTGACTTTAGATGAGCTAAAACAGGCATTAGTTCTCTCTATACAAAAAGTTGGTGAAATTGTTAAGGGTTTAGTATGATAGTAGTAATTAAAGATGCTAATGGTAAAGCAGTAAAAGAGATAAAAGTTGAATCAATTACTAATGGTATACTACGAAATTACCCAACAGGTTACACAGCTGAGGAAGTAGTGTGCAAGTAGTATTCTATGGGAACCATTATGGTCATTTAGGTAATAAACTGATACGTTGGTGGACTTCAAGCACTAAAGATAAGTTTAATGGTAAATGGAGAGATTCAGTAAGTCATTGTGAAATACTATTCAGCGATGGTATGATGTTTAGTGCTAGTCAGTATGAAAATACTACTAGATTCAAGAAACATAGCATGACTGGTAAAGCTTGGATAAGATTACCTCTAAGTGTAACTAGTGAAGAGGAAATAATAGTAAGAAGCTTCTGTGAATCACAAATTGGAAAAAAGTATGACTACTTAGGGGTTTTTGGGTTTGTGTTTAAAAACGCAGACGATCCTGACAAGGAGTTCTGCTCTGAAGTAAGTACTAAAGCACTACAACAAATTGGGTTGGTAATGGATCTGGTGCCTAGTAAAACTAGCCCAAATGCACTATATTTAGCAATAACAGAGTTAATAAGTTATACAAAATAACGAAATAATGGTACAATACGTGTACGATAAGTTTAAGTAAGGATATTAGAGTGATGGATGAGCAGCAACGGTTATTATATGACCATGACAAAAAGATAGATAAACTGGAAATATCTATTGAGCAAGTAGCTAATAGTATAGACCAATTGGCAAATGGCATCAGCTCATCTAATCGAAAGGTGGAAGGTATAACAGGAATGCTTAATACACAAAATATCCTTATGGAGAGATTCTCCAATATGGATCTGTCCCTCAAAGAGTCATTTAGTGGAGTGTGCACAAGGGTAGGAAAACTAGAGACAGCTAAAGAAAAACATGAGCTAGATGGGTGCCCGGCCGCTACCTCTGCACATAAGCGAATAAGTAGAATTGATAGTGCGTTAGGGTGGGTCAATAAATTAATTCTCCTTGCAGTGCTAGGAGCTGTGTTAAGTCTGGTGATAATCAAATGAAGAAGTGGTACAAGAGTAAATTTCACTGGTTTAATATAAGCTTGGGAATAATAGGCATGGTTGAGATTAACTTACATCTGCTGCAAAATACATTAGGGAATTACTATGGGTTTGTGCTTATGTTGATATCTGGGATTGGAATAGTCCTTCGTAATGTGACAACTACCTCAATTGAAGGAACAGGTGATGTTCGATAAAATACAAATAATAGCAGCAGTAGGAGTACTGCTAGTGTTCATAGTTAGTGTAGTCACTTACGAGAGTAAACTAAGCTCATTAAAATCAGAACTGTTAGAGACTACGAAAGACCTAAGTGATATGCAAGCAATCAGCAGAACTTGTGAGCGTAACTATAAAGCCCTTAACACAACCCTAAATGAAGTGAACGAGGCTAATGAGCAGTTGGGCGCTATATACAACGATATGGATGAGAAGTACAAAGCGGAAGTTTTAAAGCCACCAAAAGTACGCTATGAAGTGCTATACAAATTTATAGAGCAGGAGGTAAAGAGTAATGAGATTGAAGCTGTTACAATTAGGATTAATAATGCTGTTAACTACATTAACAATGGGGGGATGCACTAGCAAGCAAATTATTTATGAAGATAGAGTAGTTAAAAAGATAATAGCTACACCATGTGTCCTACCAGAAGTTAAATGCTACATAGATAGTAATAGCACGCTAACAGAAAAGGTTGACGGGATAATGGAGTGCCTTGCAGAGCATGAATTAGTACTAAAAACATATAGGGCAAAATAAATGATGTTATCTAAAAACTTCTCACTAAAATCGTTCGTAAAATCAAATACTGCTATAAGATTGGGCATAGATAATGTGCCTACATCAGCGCACATAGAAAACATGAAATACTTATGTGCAAAGATACTACAACCAGCAAGAGATAACTTCGGAATTATAGATGTAAGTAGTGGGTACAGAAGTGTTAAGCTATGTGAAGCTATAGGTTCAGACAAAACGAGTTTTCACGCAATAGGCTGTGCTGGTGACTCTGAAATTAGGTATGAAAAAGTCAGTAATTTTGAGTACCTACTATGGGTGTATGAGCACTGTGAGTTTACTGAACTAATAGCCGAGTACTTTGATAGGAATAACAACGAAGCTGGCTGGGTACACTCTGCAATTCAAAAAGGTAGGGAGAACGAAAGAACTCTAAAGCTAAAAGATTCAAGGCACAACTACCAAATAGTAACCATAGACTATTTGAAGAAGCTATACCAATAGCTTACTATAAACAGCGTGCCGAGGTTACTACTGCTATTAATACCAATGAAGAAGTTAGTGCTGAAATCCTGTAAGATAAGCTGGGCTTGTATACACTAAAGGTAGTTGAAAGCAGAAGTAGGCTAAAATTTGCATAACTAATACTTAGATAGTATAGAAGATGGTATAATTATACTAGAAGTAATGTAATACCGACATGAAGACAATTGGAGATACTTATATGAGTACTAGAAAGAAGAGTGACGTATTGCAGCCTGGATGGAAAAACTGCCCTGATTACCTCAAGCTAAATGCGGATGTAGAGGCTAGTTCTGGTATACAGGATGAGATACGATCAGACTTAGAAACATACAAGATACTAAAACAGGGTGGAAAACCTGTTAAGGTGAAACCAGGTAAAAGTGCTATACGTCCTAAGATGGTACGTAAGCACCAGGAGTGGAAATACCCTGCACTAGAGGAACCCTTCTTAAACACACCTAATATGTTCCAAATAATGCCACGTGGTCCTAGAGACGCTGCTGCTGCACACCAGAACTCAATGTTAATTAACTACCAGTATGAGACGTTGATTAATAAAGTAAAACTAGTTGGGGATGTAGCTAGAGTATTCGAAGATGAAGGTACTGTAATAGTCAAGACTGGCTGGGAATCCAAGTACGAAATGAAAATGGTCACTAAGCAACGCCCGATATTTGCGTCTGCTGAGGATAGTTTACAGATAATAGATGCCGCGGTACAGTCAGGCCAAATGACACCTGAACAGGCACAGGATATGATTACTAGTGGCCAACCAATGGAAATCGGTGTAGAAGACTACGAAGAGGAAGAGGAAGTACTTACTAAGAATCAGCCTACGCATACAGTACTGGACGGCGCTAACGTAGGTATAGACCCAAACTGTGAGGGAGACTTAAACTTAGCCGGGTTCATATGGCATGAATATGATACTAGTTGGGCAGAGCTAATTAAGAATAAGTATGAAGAGCTCCCAGATGGTTCAACTAGAGGGTACTACAAAAACATAGATGAAGCAATTGCAGCCGATTCAGATGTAGCTTACTTTGAGAATAAGTCCAAAGATTACAGTAACTTCGTATATAGTGATAAGGCTAGAAAGAAGTTCAAAGCAATCGAGTACTGGGGCTACTGGGATGTGCAAGGTGATGGTGTATTAGTTAGTATAGTTGCAGAATGGGTGGGAAGTACTCTGATTAGACTAGAAGAGAACCCATACCCACATAAGAGACTACCATTTAGTATAGCATACTATATGCCAGTGCTGAGAAGCACTCGTGGGGAGCCAGATGCTGTACTACTGGCTGATAACCAAGAGTCAAATGGTAAGATGACTAGGGCTATGCACGACATAACTAGCACAGCGGCTACTGGGCAGGAGTTCATAGATGCTAACTTTTTTAGTACTATAGCAGATAAAAATCAGTATGAGAAAGGTAATACAGTATACTTCAATAGTCACATGGACCCTAAACGTGCTATACATAGGCGCTCAGTAGATCCAATAGACAGTTCAATACTACAAGTTATGCAGATTAACACACAAGAGGCAGAGAATCTAACAGGCACTAGGCCGTTTGGGGGTACCAATGGCGCACAGGGGCTAGGGCTAGCTAAGATGTCATTAGATGGCACAGCTAAACGTGAGCTATCTGTACTACGCAGAATGAGCACACTATTTGTGGATATGGCTAAGATGGTTATTAGCATGAACCAAGCGTATATGGATGAAAAGCAGACTATTAGAATAACGGATACTGAGTTTGTAGAGATAGCCAGAGATGACTTACAAGGCGACTTTGACTTGCGAATTAGTATCAGTACACCTGAGAAAGATGACCAACAAGCTCAGTCATTAATGATGCTACTACAGACTAATGCTGCTAGTATGCCTCCTAAGTTGTATGCTAAGACTATGGGTAAGATACTTAGATTACAGTATCAGCCAGACTTAGCAGAAGAATATGAGAAGTACGAACCAGAGCCAGATCCAATGCAGATTAAGATACAAGAGATGCAGTATGAGAATACTAGGCTCCAAAATGAAATGCTGAAGATGGATATGATTGCTAAACAAAGTTTAGTAGAAGAACGCACAAGCAGAATGATAGAGAATACGGAAGCTGATATTAAGAACAAACTAGCACAAGCAGAGTTAAGAGCGGCTCAAGCTGAATTAGCGTTAGCTATGGCTGAGAAAGCTAAGAGTGAGGCAGATGTACTAGATCAGAAGTTTATTGATGTAGATAGTGGCAGTGCCCGTGAGAGGGAAATTCAAGATTTAGAGTATGCTGCTACTGTTAAGAATCATCTAAAAACGGTCGGCACACGTAACCAAAAAACAAGGTGGTAATTAATATGGTTGGAGATATGACAGAGCAAGGGCTAGGGCAACTTGGTGGGCAACCACAGCCTCCACAAGCAGAGTTCACAGTAGACACCGCTAATAGAAAGAATGCAGAGATAGTGGAGAGAGTTAGAACAAATAGTGGTACAGGGCTTGGGACAGTACGTCAGGTAAATGATGGCATGGTACCACCAACGGTCCAACAAGGATTAGGGCAAGTGGTCCCCACTATGCGGTCAATGAGTCTAGATCAAGATGCTATAGAGGCTGTACGTAGTGGGCAAGTTAATCCTATGGATGTTATGAATGATCCAAACATTAGTGGTGGGGCAAAAGCTACTATACAAGGGATGATGTCCTAATAAAGAATTAAGGTTAGCTCTAGTATAATTCTAGTATGACAGCTTAGGGTTGGATAATTAAAAGGATACGGGATGAGTCAAGCAATGGATGCAACTGCAACTAACTTCGAATCAGATACTACTATGGGGCAGTGCATTGATGCATTAGTAAAAGAAATAGAAGAGCTAGAAATTAAAGCTACGTATGCTAAAGCATTTAAAGAATTATATGAAAATGCTAATTTCAAAATAGTTATTCTTGATGGGCTTCTAAAAGAATATGCAGCTGGTATAGCTGTTAAGCTTACAGACCCTACCATAACTGAAGAGTTAGAAACTGAAACATTAGTTGAATTGAAGTCATTACGATATCTTAGTAAATTCCTGCAGATGCAGTTAACTACAGCAGCTAATGCTGATAGACTTGTAGCAGAAAATAAACAATTACTACTTGATATACAATCAGGTAAAGAGGGTATATAATAATGGCAAAAACATACGATAGTGTAGCAGATGAATTAGATGCAATGATAAGAGGTAACCATGAACATGACTCCTCTGAAATTACTGAGGATTTAGATGCTAACAACGAGGACACAGATCACACTGAAAATGATGATACTGGAGCAGAAACGGATGGTGAAGCTGCCGAGCTTAGCCAGGATACTGATGAAGGTGCTGAAAATGAAGGTGAGGAAAACACTCCAGTAGATGCTGATAGTTTAGATGTGGAGGATGAAGGTACGACTAAGGAAGCCTTAACTACTACAGAAAACAGCAAAGAAACAGATACGACTGAGACCGGCTCAGCAGTAGAGACAACGGAAGCTGTTGACTACCAGAAACAGTATGCAGAGTTATTAGAGAAATCTAAAGAAGCTACTGAGTTCTATGAAAAAGTCGCTGGTGTAAAGTTCAAAGCTAATGGTAAAGAAGTTGAGGGATTCAAAGACCCCCAAAAGATTATCCAAGCGCAGCAAATGGCATATAACTATAGTGAAAAGATGGCAGGATTCAAAGCGTATCGTCCATACATGGGTCCGTTAAAAGACCGTGGCATGTTAGATGATCCGACAAAGTTTGATCTTGCTATGAGCTTGATAGATGGTGATAAGGAAGCATTAAAGCAGCATATGGCTAACATAGGTGTAGATCCAATGGAATTGGATATGGACTCTATTAAGTATGCGGCAGCTCCTAAAACTTCTAGTCGAGATGCCCTAGCTATAGAAGACGCATTAGATGTAGCTAAATCCTATGGAGTTGAAGATAAAATCTATACTACTGTATTAAAAGAGTGGGATGATGATAGCTTCAAAGAGTTCATTGGTAATAGTGCTGTACAAAAAGACCTTATAATGCAGATGGCTGATGGCACCTATGATGTAGTTATGGATAAGGTGTCCTCCTTATCCGTACTCGATGATAGGTTCGCAGGCATGAAGATGGTTGATAAGTACAGAGCCGCTATCACTGAGCTTAACCGAGAAACAGCACCTGTACAAAAAGTGGTAACTCCTCCTGTAGCAGTAGCAGCTGATACACAGGCTATTGCTGCTGCTAAAGCGGCTGAAATAGCCACTAAAGCTGTTGAGGAGTACAAGGCCAAGGTGAATAAAAATCGAAATGAGAAGGCTAAAGCAGAGCGAGAAAAAGCAACCGCTGCTAGCAAACCTAAGAGTACTGTCACTACACCTAGTAAACACGATCCTATGGCCTTAAGTGGTAAAGAGATTGCAGATATGCTAGATAGAATGATGATGGGAAAGAAATAATATAAAGGATCCATAAAATGGGTATCACAAGTACATTTAATGATGGTGGAACAACTTCAAACACGATTGAAAGACAGTTTACACCAGAGTTCGTAACTAAAGCTATAGTTGAAATGCCAGCTCGTAAGAGATTTTTCTCTAACCGTTCTAACAAAGTGGCTATGCCAAAAAATCATGGTGACACGTTGACTAAAGAAGTAAAACTTCCAATGCTACATAAAGATAATATGGTAGATGGTGGTGTTGATGCTACTGTTGCATCTATAATCAAGAACGAGTATGCTCGTGTTGTTTCTGCTACAGGGTTAGTTGTTCAACGTTACAATGTAGAGAATTACCTTGCATCTGATGGGTCTGTATCACTTGCTGATGCTAGAACTGCTGCACGCGCTGCTGCTGTTGCTGCTTTACAAGCCGGTGAAGAAGTTAAGTCTACTGCTGGTTCTATCTTGAATGGTGCTGCTGGTTATAACACGTCTACTGGACCACTTGCCGAACTACCCGAAGAGGGTGGAGTTGTTAACTTACTAAATAGTTCTAGTAAACTAGTTAGTGCTAAGATTTCGTTCCATGGTATTGCTTCTAAGTATACTGTTCGTTCTGTGGAGCTAGACTCACGTATGGGCCAAGTAGCTACTAAGATTAAAGATCTTTCTCGTGCTGTTATTGAGCTTAAAGAAATGCAAGTTCAAAACTCTGTTTTAGCTGCTGCTGAACTTAACATGATGCCATCTACAACTAAAGCATATGTTGTTGATATGTCTGATATGGATGGTATGGATACACTTACATATGAGGCACTTACTGCATTCGAGCAAGAGTTACAGCGTGATGATGTTCCATTGGATACTGAAATCCTACAAGGTGTAGATTTGATTGATACTGTTACAGTTGAAGATGCGTACATTGCATATGTGAACCGTGAAGCAATTCCAGTTTTACGTAGAATCACAGGTCCTGGTGGAGCACTTGTATGGGTTGAAAAATCTAAGTATGCTGCTGGTACTACATTACTTGAAGGTGAGCAAGGCTCAATTGGCTCATTCCGTTTTGTTGTTGTTCCTGATCTTGCTGTATACCGTGGTGCAGGCGCTGCTGTTGGTGGCACACTTACTACTGTAACTGCTGGTGCATTCATTGTGGGTGATACGTATGTAATCAGAACTGTTGGTAGCACTGACTTTACATTGATTGGTGCGCCTACCAGCGCCGTGGGTGTTCAGTTTATTGCTACTGGTGTAGGTGCTGGTACAGGCACAGCTGACTCGTCCGATGGTGACTTGGCAAATGCTGCAACTAGATCTGCTGCATACAAAACAGTTAAGACTGATGGTACATTTTATGATGTATTTGCAATGGTAGTTGTTGGTGATGACAGTTACTCAATCACTGGTTTTGGTGGCGAGTCTACTTCTGCTAAGCATATCATGCCTAAAGCTGATGTACATAACGACATGTACGGAGAGGTAGGTGGAGTTTCAGCGAAGTGGAGCTATGGATTCCTCCCATATAGACCAGAGCGTATCAAGATGCTCGCTTATACTGCGACACGAACAGGCGTAACAACTGCAGCTTAGGCTGTGGTTCTGTGCTTATTTACGTAGCAAGCTTCGGCTTGCTTCGGCTACACACTCATAAACTTCAACCCAACTTAAGATAAACAATAGTATAATAACGGAGATATAGTAGTACTAGATGTAGTACCATAGCACCAATAGGTATGTTGACTGTAATGTATACATGTCAAATTAAATAATGGCAATGAGTATAGCTCAACCAAAAGGACAGATAGATAATGGCACAAAAAACATTTGATAAAATGAACAAGACCGAATTAGAGGGTGCGATTGCGTTTCTAAAATTAGAGGATGTAGCACTAGCTGCAGCTAAAGACCCTGAGAAGATTACTAATGCAGAGTACGTTGCAGTACTAGAAGCATTTAAAGCTAAGCAGGACATCAACAATGTAGATGTAGTTAAAGAGACTACCGCAAATGATACTGCCTCAGTTAAAGTAAATAACAGTGTTGAAAAGGCATTAGTTAAAGCTGATGACCTACATACAATGATACCGGTAATAGTTACTGACCATGATACCTCAGTTGTAATAAACGAAGATATAGAAGGCCGTACGGTAGCAATTCGTTGGGGTAACCCCGTTATTGGTGGGTATACCACTAATGTACCAGTACACGGCAGAATGCAGTACTTACCTAAAGGGGCTGTTATCAGACTGAAAAAAATTACACTTGCACAGAATGTAAAGAATGCTGATGGCCAGGAAGTAGTTAACCGTAATCGTAAACGCTTTAGTATAGCACATACAGAAGGTTGGACAGAAGCTGACTTCGAAGCGCATAGACAAGAGCAGTTGCTCAAACGTATCTAGTTATACAATCCTCTTAGGAGGGTTGAACTAAACAGATAATTAAAATTATAGGACTATACATGGCAGACTTTATTATACCAAAGAACCAAGCGTTTGATTTTAGAATAGAAGTAAAAGAAGCTAACACGTTTATAGCACAAAACCTGGATGCCTGTATATCTGCTACAATGGGGATAATCCCATTAACTGATCCTGATACTACTACACATACTATAACTATGGTAGTACCAGTACCTACTAGTGAAGACTCTCAAAATGGTGTACTACGAGGGGCTATTACAGAAGCAGATAGCATAGCAGTTAATAATGGTACAGGATTCGAATCTAAAAGAGCGACTAAGGCTGATGGGTATTACTTGAAACCTACATATCAAGGAATTATAAAAATAGCATTTAGTGATAGCACCCCAACTATTACCACTATACTTGATAAAATATATGTTATACCGACAGGCGTGTAAACATGGAAGTGGTTGCAGATAGCGCATTAGTTACAAGTGGTGCTACCACTGAGGTAACTACTGAGGTAACCACCACTGATGTAAATGTAGCTACTCCTAAAATAGCTGAGGTATCGACTAACACATACGTACTGAGTACAGGTGGTGTGTACAGTGGTAATATCCACAATGGGGTACCTACATGGCTTACAGATGCAATAATAGCGCAAGTAACAGCTGGTACGCTTAATATTAGCCAACTAGTGAATGACTTGTACGTACTAGTTCAAAGTATAGAGCTAGGTGTAAATCAAAGTATTGCCAGTGTACAGAATGAGGTGGTAAGTCAATCACAATACTTAACTACAGTTAAGAGTGAACTACAAGGTGATATAGCAGTAGCCATAGAGCAGTATGATACAATTGTATCTCCTGAGCTAGCTAAAGCAGTAAAGACTGATGCATTAGGGGTAATTAAGGGCCAGGTGGAGGCATGGGCATTAGATGTAACTGATGTGTATGCAAGTAATAACTTAGCTAGTGCTACGCAAGTTGAGCTACTCACATCCACGCTAACTGATGTAAATACAGGTACAGTTGCAACAGCTACGAAGTTGTATGAGGGATATACGACAATTGGGATAACACCTGATGGTACAGGTATTGCATCTGCAGGATACTTAGACACACTAAGTGCTAGTGTAGATGATGTAAATACAGGTATAGCTGCAACAGCTACGAAGTTGTCTGAGGGGTATACGACAATTGGGATAACACCTGATGGTACAGGTATTGCATCTGCAGGATACTTAGACACACTAAGTGCTAGTGTAGATGATGTATCTGTTGCGCTCACTACTGTTGAACGAGTGGCTGTTGAGGCTAATGAGTGGTCTGCAAGTTCTAGTAAACTTATAACAGGGCCTGATGGAAGTATCACTGGATGGGGGTTCTCAGATGGTAGTAATGAAGTTAGTAATTTTCAGATAAAAGCTACAAACTTCAGTATAAGCGATGGTCTTACAGGACATACACCATTCAGCATTGTTGGTAGTGATGTGAATTTTAATGGTAAAGTAACATTTAGTAGTATTAGTGATTCTGGTACATATATACCTACGATATCTAGTGTCGCAGCAGCACAGACAGAAGCCGCAGATGCTAAAGAAAATGCTATAGCAGCACTTACTCAGTTAACTGACATAGCTTCAGATAGTGTGCTAGATCCAGGAGAAAAAACTAGTGTAATAGCTGCTAGAGA